ATTTTTTGAAATCAATGATGATTCTTTTCCAGTTTTAGGTTCATTGAAAGAATATAATTGTTTAATACATTGTGAAAATTTATTTGGTGTTGATTTATGTAAATTTGAAACAGCAATTCTACCAGCTAATTTTGCGTAATCTGGATGAGTTGTTGTCATTGATGCGGCGGTTTCAGCCGCTAGTTTATCTAACTCTAATGTACTAATTCCATCATATATCCCTTGCGTTACTTTAAGAGTGATGTATGTTGGGTCAATATATTCCAAATTTAAGTCATGACAAAGGGCACTAATTCTTTTAGTAATTTTGTCATATCTCATTTCTTCTAATTCACCGTTTCTTTTTTTTACCTTCATTTTTTATTATTTTAAAAATCCATGTCAGAAAATGCGCTGTCAAGTTCTTCTTCAGCTTTATTATGTACTCCTGCTTTTTGGTACTCAGCAACTCTTTTTTCAAAGAAATTGGTTTTACCTTGAATAGCGATATTCTCCATGAAGTCAAATGGATTCGCTACGTTGTATACTTTAGAACAACCTAAAGCAACTAATAACCTGTCTGTGACAAATTCAAGATACTGAGACATTAAATCTGAGTTCATACCGATTAATCTAACAGGTAACGCCTCTAATATAAATTCCTTCTCAATTTCTAATGCGCTAACAATGATTTCTTTAAGTTTCTTTTCAGGTATTTTTTTCTCAATATGACTGTTGTATAAATGACAAGCAAAATCACAATGCATACCTTCGTCTCTAGAAATTAATTCATTGGAGAATGTTAATCCAGGCATTAGACCTCTCTTTTTTAACCAAAAGATAGAACAAAATGAACCCGAAAAAAAGATACCTTCAACAGCCGCAAACGCAACTAATCTTTCAACAAAAGATTCAGAATTAATCCATTTAATAGCCCAATCAGCTTTCTTTTTAATTGCTGGGATTGTATCTACTGCACGGAAAAGATGCATTTGTTCTTCTCTATCTTTAATGTATGTGTCAATCAATAATGAATATGTTTCACTATGGATATTTTCCATCATTATTTGAAATCCGTAGAAAAATTTTGCTTCAGTATATTGAACCTCATTTACGAAGTTCATTGCTAAATTCTCATTAACAATACCATCCGATGCCGCAAAAAATGCCAACACATTCTTAATAAAATGTTGTTCATCATTATTAAGTTTATGCTCCCAGTCAGTAATATCTTGACCTAAATCAATCTCTTCTGCTGTCCAAATACACGCTTCTTGTTGTTTGTACAATTTCCAAATATCCTCATGTTCTATTGGGAACAAAACAAATCGGTTTGGGTTTTCAACCAAAATTTTCTCTACCATAATTTATTGTTTTTTTAGTTAGTTACGCGAGTTTTTGTTTTCTCGTCTAATAGTTTTCTAATTCTTTGCTTGTTTTTTTCTTCTTTGTCTTGTTCAAAACCAAGCATAGTGCTTTGTGAATCAGTATCAATCGTTAAATACTCATTGTTAAAGTGGCAGTTATCAAATATAACACCATCTCTACCAACTCTAGATTTTAACAATGTAAGAGTTGCCAAATTTAATTCTTTTTGTTGTAATGTTTTACCAATAGATAAAACTACGTGACCAATTTGTGCTTTCTTAATAGAACCACCCATTTGGTCCGTTGTAACTACTTCGCTTTTAATTGATTCTCTATTACCTTGTGTTGCAGTCCAGATTGCAATATCAAACTCAGAAGTCATCGATTCCAATTGTCTCATAATAGCACCTTCACCTTTCCATTCTTCACCAAATGCACTTCTTTCTGGTGAAATACAATCAACATAGTCCAGTGTTAATAAATCTATTTTAAAACCATCGGCAATCATCTTTCTTAATTTAGATTTAATTTCACTAACGGTTACAGAATCACTAGGTAATTTTAATAACCTAATTTGACCTTTAGACCTTTCTTTGGCTTCATTAACTCTTTTTTCAACCTCTTCAGGAACTTCTGTTTGGTCGTCTGGCGCAATCCCAGACCAAATTGTAAAATGCTTTCTTTTAATATTATTGACGTTATCCTCAAAAAATATTTGAACAACATTAAAATCATTATTAAACGCTGCGTTCGCAAACTTGGTTAGTAACGTTGTTTTACCAGTACCTGTTGGTGCTAATACCACACCTAACTCACCTCTACCTAGACCACCCTTTAATAAGTTATCAACGCCCACAACACCTGTTGGTATAGCGGTTCTACAATCTTTTTGTAATGCCGACATGACATCGTCAAAAATATCTGTCATATCATGATCAATCACACCAACCTGTAGTGCTTTTTGAATAATATTTTCAATTCTTTTGTATGCTTCAAATTCACCGTCATTAGTTATCGCCTCAACTTCTTTTAATGCTTTCTTTAACACTTGTTGTTTACAGAAATTAAGGGCACTGCCTTGAATGTGCAATGCATCGTTAATTTCTATAGTTTGAATATCACTTAATGTGTCAATAATAACTTTAGAAGACGATGAACCTTCTTTTGTTTCAATTAAAATTTTATTTTTAATAGTTTCATAAGCTGGTATTGAATTTAAGGTTATATACAACTCTTTAATATGTTCCATAATCACTCTAAAATACACACCATCAAAGTAGTTGCTTTCGATAACTTCAACAATTGAATCACCGAATTTTTTATCTTCAATAATTGTTTTTAATAATGATTGTTGGAATCTAGGACCCAAATAACCAAAATTCATTTCTTTCGACATAATCTTTTTTTTTAAATTAAATTAAATAACTATATCTTACAGTTCATACTGTAGATATACCGTTTCTAGGTCTTCTCTTGACATTATGTCAGTTAAATCAGATAAAATTCTTCTCAAATTTGGTCTAATGTCAACCGAGTATCTCACTTTTGGATGGAACACACTCGCAAGGAAAATCCTTTCAATAAATACATCGTTACCTTGTTTCACTTGTAACAAAAAGTATTGTTCTTCGGTTTCTTTTGGGTCTTCCACGTATGTCGAATTCAGGATATAATTTTGATTTTCAACCAAATAATTGGAACTTTTTATTTTTAAATCCTCACTAATTTCTACACAAATATCTTGTATATAATAGTGCAGGTCCATAGACCGTCTACTAACTGGGTTATAGTCGTGGACATTAAAAAATCTTTGGCAGATGATGTTATTGTCCAACGTCAAAAGGAATTCAAATTTGTTTTGTTCTTGGATGTTCATGTTTTAAATTTTAAATTTTATTATTTTTTTATTTTTTTCTTTTCTGGTTAACCTCAGAAAGGGGTTTAGAAATTTTATCCAGGCGTCTTCTTGTTTGGGTAATACGGTGAACATCCCGTCATCCATCATCATTTTCATAGTATTTTTATATGATCGCCCTTCGGAATCCAATGTTTCATTTATTAAGTCAAGTATTTGCGTTTTCGCATCATCAGTTAATATTGGTTCCGTTAAATCAACTATTTTTTCATTTGTTTCGAAAAATTCTTCACCTAGTACCCCTAATTTGCTAACACCAGTAAGTAAATTCTGTAAGGTTTTGTTGTGTTTATCCACTTGCCATATTTCTTCTGCTTTAGTTCTAACCTCGTTAAGTGTTAAAATTTTTGTTTGCATTTCAGGAAATAACCCAATCATCCTTTTCAGTCCTAAGTTTCTAATACCAAATATGTTATCAGATGGGTCTCCGCACAGCATTTTTACAATTTTAACATTTTCAATTAAGATTGTTTCATGGTCGTATTCAATATTATCCCCTGGTTTATATATTTTGCCATGTGCTGGATTATATAAATCAGTATCAACTGAAACTAATTGTGCTAAATCCCTATCTGATGAATAGATGATTTTTTTCTCTTTGGGTGAATTTTGTGAATAATAGGCAATACAATCATCTGATTCGCAATTTTGATATTCGCCTTGGCGTACGTATAACTCTTCTAGATATTGTTTAATTCGAACTCTTTGATAACCGTATGAACTTTGTGCTTCATCCGTCCATCTGTTACTTCTTCTTGTGTCTTTGTATAAGTGGTAAATTTTTTTCCGAGTGGCGGCACTGTCGGCACCATCCCAAAAAACGCATATCTTGTCTAGGTGGTATGTCTCAAATGATTTTCTAAGAGTATTGAGAAAATGATAAATTCCTCCAATATGTTTTCCCTTATAGAAGTAATTTTTGACACCAAAAAAACCAATCGTAAGTAAATTGTCACCATCAACAAGCAGTACAGACATTTAAAATTTAAATTATAATGTTAAAAAACTATTCCTCTTCTGTGACAACTTTTAGTTTAGAAATTTCGTCAATACTAACTTCTAATCTTTCACTAATATAGTTACCATAATCTTTTTTGTATTCTTCAATACTTTTCTTCTCTTCTGGTTCTGACTTACCCGGCATAAAACCATGTGCTGTAACAATAATCTTACCATCCTCATATCCTAAACCATTTACGTGGTTTTTCATAATTGAGATTTTAGTTCTTACAGCCATTTTAACTTTTCTACCATCTTTAGTGATAGCAATCTTAGTTGTGCCGGCATTTTTTTCATTACCAAAACGGAAAACTAATGTTGAGTTTAACCAGATGGCTTCGCCACCTTTAGCTTTAATTTTAGGTTGACCAAATGGATTATCTGGTAACTCTACCCAAGGTTGGTTTACTATAATTAGTGTGTTTGTAAATTTCTTATCACTTCTTCTTGAACCTGAAATTCTTTGATTAATTCCTTGACCAATTTTATCTGATAATACTCTGGCGTTATGTTGTGCACCACCTTTACCATCAAAAGTCATCTTACATGGAACTGACCCTACCGAATCCCAAAGGAAACATAAATCGTAATCCAATTCACCTTTATCTTGTGCATCTAATAATTCACCAATATAATCAGTAATTTGTTCAATGTATTCAAAGTGATTGTTAAATAAGAAAAATCCATCAAATGTCTTATCTCCAGTTTCCTTGTCAATGCTTTCTTCAACTTCAAAACCCATAAGTTTTGCGTGTGGAAAATCCCATTTTTGTTCTGTAATGATAAACACTGGTAATATACCTTTCTTTTGTGCATCTACCGCCGTTTTTACCAATGCTGTTGTCTTACCAGTATCAGAATGCCCTAGAAGCATGTTTAAATGCCCCATAGCTGGTCCAGGTATACCTACTGCGTCTGAGAATGCGTCACCAAGATCAAAGAATCTATCTGGCTTAAATGACGCCTCTTTTGAGAATTTTTTCTTTATTGCTGAAAAATCGTTTTTCTTAATTGCCATAATATTTTTTTTTAAAAAGAGGGACCCTTGTCTCCCTTAGATTAAAATTTGACAAGGGCCCTCAACATCTTAATTAGAACGGTAAATCTTCGTCTACCTCATCAGTGTCTTGTGGATCAACTAATTTCTGTGTCTCAGTCGCTCCCAAGTCAACTTGTCCGTCGTCACCATAAACCCATTTCTTCTCTTCAGTGTTCCATTTTGGGGTATAACCCTTAGCAACACCTTCTAGATATTCTTCTGGCTTTTTAGAGTACGCGTCTGCCCATGTTAAATCATCCATTAACCATTCTGTTGCTTGTCCTTCGTTTGTACTGATTGGACTAGCATCATCTGGGAAAATTGATGAAATGGTTGTGTATTCTCCGCCACTTGGCTTCTTAGTTAATGTTAATGAAATAACTAAGTCACGACCATTTTTAGGGTCTGTAATATCGCCCTTATTGCGCATGATTGGCACAATTTTATCTAGAGGACCATCACCTTTTGAGTTGTGCTTAAATCTCCAGAATTTAACACCGTCTTGCTCATTATCTCTGTCGATAACTTTAACGATATAAAAACGTTTAGGATTGTAATTTTTAGCCAATTCTCTATCGGCTTCATTACCTGTGCTACGAAGTGCTTCGTTTACCTCGGTTAAAGGTGAACGCTTACCTTCATTTTTTCCTGGGTCATATAATTTAACCCACTTACCATCCACTTGGATTTCGTGGAACCATACCTCTTTAAATGGTGATGTACCATCCTTCATTGGGATGATTCTGATTCTTTTTTCTCCAGAAGACACACCTTTTGTTAAGATGGGTGCGAAATACTTTTTCAATCTCTCTTCTGAACTAACTCTTTGGGCTGCTCCCGCTGGTTGTTTGTTTTTCTCATACTGGTTGAGAATTGCATCTAATGCTGACATAATGTTACGTTTTAAATGAATAAATTTTGTTATGAGCTAATATAAATAAAAAAACCCGAATTAAAAAATCCAGGTTAATTATTTTAATAAAAATCGTTTTTTTAGCTAAATAGCGTGTTAGAACCTTAGGTAGGTTCCCCCCAATTAATTAAGTAGTTCGCAAAAGTACCCATAGAATCCGTTCTTTTAGTGACATTATACCCATAAGTGTTTTTTAACACATTTGCCATATTATCATCCATACTTCTTTCGTCAATAAAAGCATTGTACTGTCCTTGAGACGTTGCGCCGGTTATCACATTATTCACATATGATAATGAACTTCTTGTCGAATCTGTGTTTGTTGTTGCTAATGAACCTGATATCATTTTCTATATATTTTATTCTAATGTTAATTTGTAAGCTAATTTGTTTATTGTTGCCAACATTTCGTCTCTAATATTTAACAAATCACTATCTTTAGTTGGTTCTAATTCATTACTTAATGAAATTAAAAAACCTTTAATATTTTGTAAAAATTCAACAATTTTAACATCCGTTAAATTGTCAATTCTAATATTCTTGTCTTGCTCTTCCAAAACAAATCTACCTTGTTTACCCATAGCCGTTTCAACATACGTGTCGATAAAACCTTCTAATGTTGAGTATGTTTTACCAAATGCGATATGTCTTGCATATCCTTTAGTTTGCCAATGTAATATTCTTAATTGGACCTGTATTTCTAAAAATTTTTGAACACTAGTATTGAGTATCATCTTGTAATGGGTTGAATGTTTTTGCTATTTCATCCTTAGAGTAATTTTCAATGTCATTTTTAGTTAAAACGTATTCGTTTTTACCTGATGCTTGCATTTCAGCTTGCTTCATTGAGAAAAAATCATTAGGTTTTTGGTTAAAAGGATATGAGTCCAATGAACGCATTTCCAATTTCTCTTGTGGAGTTGTTGGTTTCATTGATTCAATTTTAGAACCTAATTCGTCTATTTTTAATAAAACCTGATCCATCTGCGCTAATTTTGTTTCCAAATCAGCTAACTTACTGAACGCGTCATCCATTTTTTGTAAAACGGCGGTATTTTCACCTTTTGACGATTCTAAGTCATTTTTTATATTTTTTGTCATGTTAACCAATTCGGTAACATCGACTTCTTCAGTATCACCGCCTGCTGCTGGAGCATCTAACGCCGGATTTTCTGGAAGTGCCCCTAAATCCGCTGCTGGAGCGTCTTCTGGTGCTGGAGTTAGTGACGCCGCAGGATCGGCTGGTGGTGGAGGCGCTGGTAATTCCTGTTCATTCAAATTTGAAGCATTTCTATTAATACTTTTAAATCTGTTTAATTCTTCAAGGAGTTTTTTTTCTAGCATGATTTTAATCTTGTAATAATTGTCTACCGTCTTCGGTAATATATTTTTTATTTATTCTTTCAACAATACCGTCTTTTGACTTAATTGTATAACACTCCCCGGTTTGTAAGTCACAAACCTCTTGTTCTTTTCCATCCTCAGATTGGGTTTTAACCATTTTTGGATTTAAGAACTGATCTATTGAACTGTTTCTATTATTTTCCATAACTTTATTTTATAAATATCTAAAAAATCTTAATTTTCACTATTCGGGCTTAAAATAAATAACGTAACCGTCTTGCACTTTTAACTTCCTCATTAATTGGGGTGACATTGCTATACCATAAGTTGTATCTGGTAAACCATTATGTACCGCGCCAGAAAACAGACCAGTTGTAAAGTTTATTGAAGGTAGAACTTTTAATGGATTTGGAACACCTGTATCAGTGGTATTCTTAGCCAAAAATGGGTTATAGAATATCATATTGATATTTGATATCTCAGATGCTGACTTGTTTGAAAAATCGAATCTAGTTGAGAAGTAATAATCAATATTTTCATTAATGTCGCCAAATGTTAAAATATTGTTGTTTTGAGCTTTTGTTGTAACGGTCATTTCTGTGTTGTTAGGTAATGTGTAGTTCGGCCCACCCATTTGAACCACTCTAGCACGTAGCCACTTGTCTTTAACACCGTTAATTGTGTGTTCAACATATTGGATATATTTTTCACCGTTCTGACCGTTGTATGGGATACCTGAAAGGAATCCGGATTCACTTAACACAACTTCCCCATTAACATTAAGTGGTCCTAAGTCGTATTCAACAGTTTTACCGTTTATCGTTGCACTCTTGGTTGTGGTTGTAACAGCATTTGCTTCTTGTTTTTTCTTAAACGCGGCCTTTAATATTTTGTCAAATAATGGTCTATATGCCGCAACAAAACTATCCTTTATGTTTGGTAAATTATCGTTGGGTATTCTAGCGCCTTTAAAAGTTGTGTCAATTTGATTCGCTTTAATACTGTGAGAAACTTCGGTGATAAAATATGTACCTTCAAACATAGGTATATTATTTAAATAAAAATACATTGTTGGTTGTATCATAGCGTTACCCATAGAAGAAACCTCACATGTGTATGAATATGTTCTATACAAATCAAATAAATTAACATCTACTTGATATGTGTTAGAACCAGATTGTGACCTACCTAAATTTTCATACGCCAAGAATGTTTCTGATGTTGGTGTTTTAGAATCTTGACTTAACGAAACGTTTTTAAACATACTTTGTGCTTGATCCCCAAAATTAACCTCAAAACCCACAACCCTATTTGACTTACTAAAATCTGTATCCATAAACAGTTGTTGTGAAACTAATAATGGATTTTTATTAACATTACGAATATCGGCACCGTCATTCTTAAATTTGTTTTTTGGACTAACCTCACCCATTGATAAGTGTTTTGATGATGGTCCTATATATTGTAAAATCATTTTAGGAGATGATTCTTGATAGTCAACTTCTAAAAATGTTCCAAATAAATTTCTAGCAAGATTTTTGGATGGGGTAATTCTTTTCTTGTCAGAAAAGTTTGTACCATAAAAATTAACGTAGGCCGGTAATGGTCTAAAGTCAATATTATTACCTTGAATTAAAATTGAAATCATACCCAATAAACTTTTATTTGCATTTCTTGGGTCTGCCAATGGTTTTAATCTATCCAAACTCATGTATAGTTCGTTGCCAATATCCTTATTAGCTCTATCTAAGAATAAAAATTCTTCCAAAAGATTTCTTTGTCCTAATGAATTACCAGAAACCCATTTATCATTAAACGATTTAAAGAAATTGTAGGTTTCTAATTTAGTTGTCTTGTCGGTATTAAAACCTCTATAAACCGTTACTGGAGTCGTTGTGTCGATTGGTAATTTTCCAACCTTCAACATCAATCCATTAAAATATGTATCAAATCTTTTTTCTTGTGGGATTACTATATTCTCATTTAGATATGCTCTAAAGGTTGTTACAGTAGGGTTATATGATGGGTTATCCACTAAGTTCTTAGCTAAATACCCCGCATATATTCTAGCTAGTAATCTATGTGAATAGATGTTTTCCTCATTTAATTCAACATTGGTTGTGGCGAAATAATCTAAATAATGCCCGTCAATATCTTCACCAACATATAATTTAATTAAATTTAAATTATCTGAAGTAACCTGTGAAACATCAAAATCATTATCTGAATATGTTTTGACTAACCCAGCAGCACCGTATAATGTGTAATTATCAATTTGTTTTGCATTCCCAATTGTTAACTTAACTAGGTTTTCATTCTTTAAAATGTCGTCAGTTATATTTTTTAATACAACTATTTGTTCTTTTATTATCGAATTAAAATCAGTTGCTGTTACATTTGCTTTTTTTAATGTAACAATTTCCCTTAATAATTCTTGAAAATTACTGTGCTTGTAACTAGTTGTTGTTGTTTTACCGTCTGTGTTTAATTTTAATGTTGAGAACTCTAAAAACATGGCTTCAAAGTCATCTAACATTTTTGGGCTAAATGTTGCCATCAAATCAATTACCTTTCTTTTATTTCCTTTTAACGAATATTCATTAGTTGTAATTGTTTTAAATTTCTCACCATATGTTGGCATTGTCAACCCACTATAATTTGGATAATCTTCGTTTTCTGGGTCCCAAATTAATTTAAATGAATCTTGTTCAATTTGTTTGTAATCAGTTTCTAAATCCTTAAGTTGATTTCCACCAAAAGAAGGTAACACAGTATAGTTTGCATTACTTGATGAAAGTATTGAATTGTCCACCATAAATGATAATGTGATACCATTACTTTGATATGGTAATGATGTTAATTTTCTAACAGCTCCAGAACTATAAGCAGATGCAAAGTTTGTTTTCATTTCGGAACTATTCAAAACTAAATCCCCTGCTTTCTCATTTCCAGTGGTAGTGCCTGGTGAAAAATAAACATATCCGTTAACCACTTGATGAAAGATGTCTTGATATAATGGGTAAAAACCAACAGTTTCTACTGGGAAAGAACTTGTTGTTCCAGTTGTATAAATTGTTGATCCACTAACATATGTTGTATCACCACCATAATTAAACGTGGTACCTGACGTGTTATCAAAAAATTTACTAGATGTAATTGAATTTGTAACACCAGAAATTATATCAACACCTTCAGTTAAATATTTTTTATATCTATGGTAGATTGACCCCCATTTTAAAATTAAATGGTATGGTATAAAATGCGATGCGCCAACCTCTCTAAAAAGGTTAGACATTAATATTTTACTATTACCATTATACTCTATAATATCATCTAAATCCTTAAATGGTAATGAGTTTAATAAAAGATATGCTGAACCAGAGTATCTTCCTACGTTACCACCTTTAAAAAAGTCAGAATATATTTGGTTGTGGAAATATGGTGTATTTAATATGTTTCTAGTAGTTCCACTTAATTCAATTTTATTTATAAATAAATTATCTTTATACGTGTCATTAATCCACATTTTAGGTTCAATAGGTGAACTAATAAATGAATCATTTGAATTTATTGACAATATATCATTAAACTTAAAATCGTCACCATTTAGTGCTCTACCTAAGTAATTCTTATATGTTGTTGAACCAAACGGATATTCTTCAAATCGATATTCTTGAACCTCGTATTTTTTTATACTATTTTTTAAAGCGTCATATGAACCATCTGTATAATCAACTTTTCTAATTTTATCATATTCTTCAATTTTAAAATCTCTTTCAATTATCTCTTTTAAATAATCAACAGTTGCTATCTTGTCTTTGTAATAAGGGTGTCTTTCAAATGGAGAATAACTTGTTAAATATTTTTCATACCCAGCGGTTCCGGATAAAAGATATTCTTTATATATCGGACCTCTTAACATTGCTTTTAAATCAGGATCGTTATTTAACGCTCCCTCAATTGTTTCATACTCCTTATCTCTTAATTCTACAATAGCGTCTGTTGAAAATGACTCATATGATGTTGAATAAAAACCTCTTTCATATACTTCATACAATAAATTACTAATTGTTTTATCATTATATCCCTTCATATTTGATATGTTAAATAATGTTGAGATATTATTAACAACTCTATCATCATTATCTTTAGGGAATATGTAATTTAACTTACTAACATCAATTTCATTATTTGTTAATGGATCAACTCTTTTAGTTGCAACAGATTCGTATGTCTCAATAAATTCAACTTCCGGCCAAATAATTGGGTCATTTGCTTTAATGCCATTTGCGATTTGTGCGTCGCCTGGATACATTAAAGTTGACGTGTTTTCGTTAATTTGTTTCTTAACTTGTGGCCAAGGATATAATCCCTCATTTTTGTTATCTACAATACTTCTTGCTGTTAGTATTGATTGTCTTTCTTTTGAACTTTGAATTGCTTTAACGTGAACATCTTTCATTAAACGAATGTAAGTGTCTGCATTAGCACATATCACGGCAAATATATTTCTGATTGTTGGTTTAAACCCGATACCTAAATCTGAATCGTTTTCAATGATTTCATTCATTTTGGTTTCCAACTTGTTTTCTAATTCATTTCTTTGTGCAACAAATTCGTTTTTAATATCATTGATGTCGTTAACCAAAATATCAAACGCAACACTAACTTTACCGCCCTTTGTACTATAATACCTTTTATTTAAAACCCTATCAAATGTTATTGTTTTTAATGATATACCGGTATCTTTAATTAGGTTTTTATCTAAAGTGACACCAAACGCTTGATTATTGTACGCTCTTTCTTTGTATTCATTTATTTTCTTGTTAAGTGCATTTTTAGTTGTACCCGTTATACTACTTAAACTAATACTACCCGCCTTGGTATCTTCTTCACTTGCAACTTTTGTCAATGGATAATATGCAACACCGTCATTTTCCGGATTATCTGGTTGTCCTAAATTTAAATAAGACCTACCCCAGGCATCAATACCTTTTTGAAAAGCTGTAATAATATTTTCATACTCTTTAACAGAACCTAAAACTTTAAAGTCAACAACATTTTTAAAAATTTGTGTTTCCAATAATCTTTCCGCAGATTCTGCGGTCATAACTAAATCTCTTAATGTTTTAATTGGAAAGTTTTCTGGAATTAGTTTTTTATTCTTATAGTCGGAGTATACCGATTTTAAGATAGAATAACCCTTTGTTGATTGAGATATTTTTTTCTCAATTAAACCTGTTTTTGTGTTTTCGCGATATGGTTCAGAGTTTTCGACCATATACATATATGGCGCAGCTAAAATATTTTGTAATAATATGTCGTTTAAATAAGCAAAAGTTGAACCAACAAATTTTGTAGTAATTTCAAAATTTCCGGATGTACCATTGAACTTACTTTTAAAATCAACCATGTGCAATCTATAACGAATTGCTTTACCGTAATACCCTTTTACCGTTAAATAAAATATCGGCCAAGGTAAATGAAAAAATGCTTGGTATGGTGAATTTTTGGGTGATTCAAATAATGTTTTACCTCTAGCATCGATTAAATTAATACTAACCTCTGGTATTGCGTTTGCACCTTTAGTAACAATATTAATACTTTCAAAACCGAAACTTTGACCAGAGCCGTCAGATATTTTTTCTTGAACATCTACGTTTGATGATAAAGCATCATTAGCTGCTGGGGTGAAAACGTCTGTCCAACTAGTATCGTAGTTTTGACCATTTTGATTACGTAAAAAATTTAATTCCCCGCCAGCAATTGAAATCATTGTGTTTTCATCACCGTTAGAAAATAAAGTTGTTCTAGGAACTAAATCGGCTTCTAGATTAACATACATGACCAAGTTTTCATGGTCAACCAATCTACTATGTATTTCACCATCATTATCAACAATACTAGATGGGTCGATATAAACAAGGTTTTGTTGGTCGACTTTGACAAGTATGTTTTCATTGATGCTGATTCTATTATTCGCCATAATATAGTTTATACAATTCTACCCCTCTTTTATAATCTTGTAAAGTGTTAACTAGCGGAAAAGGTATTCTTATTGTAGTATTATCCGGAATTTCAAACTCCATAGAACCAGAACTAGGGTTTGCCATCATGATTATCCAACCAAATAAGGGTGAATTGTAAAATTCTTGTGAAAGTTTATCTAATCTATCTTTATTTTTTCTGTATTGGATATATTTGTCACTAGATTTAACAGGTATTTCAATACCTGGAACAATTTTGTGTTCTTCATCTTCTACAAAATATTGATACCTGTCAAAATATTGGTTCATCTTAAATAATTTAATTTAACTCCACTACTATTATCTTTTGAGTTTAGCACTTTTTTTAATTTTTCATTTTCTGGTCCCGTTAATGTTACATCGGTAATAGCATATAATAATGGATTTGTATCTTTAACATTTGGATGTTTAAATTTAATTTTCTTTTCTTTAGTTGTGAGTATCAATTTTTTCATTTTTTTACTCATTTTAGAAATTATATTAGGAGTAAAGAAAAGAGTATCTGGTGAATCCTTATAAAGTGTTTCTAATTTTGTTATATCCGCTTCAGTTATAAAATACCCAATAAGGTCTTTAAAAACATCATCAGGTAATGTTGTATTATGTACTGAAATAAAATCAATAGTTGTGGTTAAATCATTCGTAAATGATTCAGGGTGTTCTTTTTGTATGAAAGTAATAACCTTTTTATATCTATCGTAAAAATCGGCAGGTATAAAATTAGCTGCTTGTTTTCCTGTTATAGTTTCTTTATCTGTTTTACCGTCCTTGCCATTTGTACTTAAAATAAAATTTAATTTATCAAAAATTTGGACAACTTTATTTCTTGCTGATTCTATCTCAGTTAATTTAACACCCTCAAGATCAGATATTTTTGTTTTAATTAAATCTAAAATAAACTGCTTTAAAATTAAATCTGATTGAGTAATTTTATAATCCTGTAAGAATGAATCAAATTCAAAAAAGGTACTTATGCTAGAAATACTATTAACTTTTTTAGTTAATCCCTGATTAAAATTATTAACCAATATTGAATAATCTGTTTTACTATCATATACCCCCAATAATTCAATTTCAGTTGTTGTTGAAACAGAATCATTTACATCCATTTTATATTTTTTTCTATAATTTGGTGAAATGAATAATGGCATTAACAATGGTCCATTAATAACCAATAACTCATTATATTTCGTTTTTAAACTATCAAAGTATAATTTTGTAGATTCAAATATACTATTCTCGCCTTGTTCTAAAACGTATGGTAAGTAAGATAATTTATCAGTTCCTTCTAGTAAACCAATATATGTGCCATCAATTGGTTTGTTTGGTGATTCACTAACTGTTGGTTTTGTAGGTGTTTTAGGTGCTGATTCTAAAATTTTTGTTAATTCAGCTATATTGAATTTCGTTCTGTCTTCAGTTGCTGTTGAGCGATGATCATAAACTTCAGTGTTTCCATAAAAGTTAAAACTCAATGCATTTTGTAACTTAGCAACTGGTTCTTTTAATCCTTGACCGCCGATAAAACTAATTTGCATCGTAACGTTGGCAATCATGGGTTGAATACCGATACCCTCTGGATTCATATCTAAAGGCGCATCATCGTAGTTTATTTGTATATTACCAATAATAACTTTTGAATGATAAAAGTCACCAATTCTCAATACACAAATTGGTGGTGGACCAAAAGTTGTATTTCTAGCATCTAGATTCATGATGTCACTAATATCCTTAATTGGGATGGTGTCTCCAGGTCTTAAACATTGTTGTAAAAATGTTAATCTAGAATTTAATCCCTCAGGTGTCATCGAATGGAACGCTGGGTGAAAATATTTTAATTTGTCCTTTAAGGCACTATATGCTAACGGTGATGATTCCTCTAATTGTTGAAAATAAAAACATTCTGATAATATTTTCATTATTATTAATTTCAACGCATCCAATGGTGGTTTTCTATTAACAGTATCGGTTTCAACATCAATCTCGATTTTTGGTGGGTAAACACGCTCACTACCAAAATCTTGTAGTGGTTCACTGTCATATGGGTCAAACCCCTCACTTTCTACTGTTTCATCAACTGAAGTATAATTTAAATTTACTTTTGTGTGACGACATAAGAATGTAATTGGCGCTGCGATTTTTAATCCTGAGGTGTTTAGTAATTCAATACCATGACAATCAAGACCACCGCAATCACTATTTTTTGTGTTTTCACCTAACATAACGAATTTAATAATTACATTACCTTGTATATCATCACTGTATCCTAAATCTTTAAAAGAAATAGTTATTTCTTCTGTTCTTTGTGCTGGATTACTTTTTAATTCTGCTGGAGTTGCTTTCCACGTAAAACTAGGCACAGTACCACTTTTAGATATAGATTTTAAAACGTATTTTGCAACGCTATCAGATCTTCTAAACGCTAATTTAATATTATATTTTTCATCAGCAACAAATGATGTTGATGATTGCATTTCAAGTTTTACTTCTTTAATTTTTTTAGCTTCAATATCTTTTTTAATTGCGGCTGTTGCATCTTTAAGTTTATTATAATTTGTGTCTAATTTAGTGAAACCCTCATTTAGTTCGGTAACTGTTTTACCTGTAACACTAGGATCTGGGTTTTCATTATTGTATAATGTGTTTCTATCTTTTTTATTGCTTGCCGAATTACTTGCAAATATACTTGCTAAACCTGTTGCTAATTTAGATTGATATGTTGACTTTAATGCCACATAAGAAGTATATTGTGCCTCATAATCTGAATCAGCATATAAACCATCTTGAGGATGTGGTTGGTCGTTTCTAAAATATAAGTCACCATCAAACGATACTGGTTGTCCTGATGCACCGCCAGTGTCAAATGGTTCTGATTGATAAGGTAACAACCCATCGCTGTTATTAGGGTTTGTGGACACAATCTCACCAGCAGTTCTTTTAAATTTTAGTTTAAGATAATCGTCGCTAGTTTTACCATCACGATAATAACTTAACCAAATTTGTATAATCTCAATTTCTTCGGATTCCAAATTACCATAACGTCTAATTAAATCATAGAAATCTAATTGCTCACAACCGGCAAAAAATGAATTGATGTAGTTTGTCGATTCTTCATCAGACATACCCTCAAAACGTTTTTTAACTAATAAGTTTAAAACACTTGGGTGATCGACAACAACCTTAAACGATACAGTACCACTTCTTTCCGCATTTTGATATGTGTATATGGGTTCTGGTCTACCTATGAATTTAGTTGTTTCCCAGTTTGCGGTATTTGTCTCTTGAAATTTTAAATCATATGGTGGAAACCACATAACTCTACCACCATTAGGTCCTCTTTCACAATATGGTAAATCATTGTACGTAAATCCCGGCTTGTTTGATGTTTTCCATGCTAAATTCTCTATTGAGAACATATATTTTTTTGCCTGACCATTAATAATGTTTGTTGAACCATTAAATGCGTCTTTACCTCTTTGTCCGTTTGACATTGGGGCAATATTTAAATTCCAAGGAGTTGTCATTACACTTTCCTTAAAATTTCTAATTAAACCAGTACGTTTCATTGTGTCAGAATAATTCATATATGAACGGTCTTTTGTCCATACACGACAATATTCAATACCACTTTCTTCGCCAGAAAATTTATCAATATATTTTATAGCAGAACCTCTAGATAACATTGTCTCACCTTCACGAAAAACTCTACTTGTTTGGTCAATGGCATTTGCCACGTGTCCTTTTGCTTCACCACCATTCTCTGGTAATGTATTAAGTAATCTTTGTGTTTCACCTAGTATTGAATCCTCTCTAAATTCATAAGCCGTAGATAAACTTTCAGCATGTCTTGATGCCTCACTTTGCCATTCAGCATTATGAACACCTTTTATTTTTTCATTTGATTGTCTACTAACCCAAGTAAGTTTACCACCTATTTGTCCACCATCCGATATATTCTTATCTTTATGAAATAACTTAGTTGCCGTTTCATCAAACATTAATGAAAGATAATAACCACTTCTTACTGGTCTATCATTAAAGTCCGAAATAGCATACATCACATCTTCACCTCTATCATCACCAATATATGCATTACCCCTAGGTGCTTCCACACCTAAAATGTTTTTTATTCCCTGTGCAATTTGATTTGGGAAATTAAATAATTTACTAGATTGTTGTGATCTAGCAGTAGTTGTGTAATCTGGTTTATATTTTGAAAATGTTAGGTTATTGTACAATGTTTGTAATTGTCCGTTACCCATATATTCAATTAATAAATCCGAAGGTTTTCTAGAGCGCTTTGGTCTTCTTTCTATTCCAATTAAAGAACCTAACACACCTGTAACATCTTGAAATGCTCTACCTAATCCTGTTCTTGCTTCTGGTCTATATTTTACCGGATTTGCTGGGTTACTTAAATAATCACCAGGGATTTCACTCCAAGGGAATTCTACACCCGCAACTGTTTGTGCAAAATCAATTACCTTACCGGCCAAAGATTTAGCAACAGTAATTTTATAATTTTTTTCAACTAACGGTTCTCTACCTGAAATTAAACCGATTGCTGTATTTGTGTTACCCGCTAGTGCGTCTAATATTCTAACTTTACTTAATGTATTAGCTAATAAGTTTTGTCTAATTCTCGCCTGTATTGGTCCCTCTGTTGCTGTTTTAATATTTGATGCCGCGAACTTAAATAATTCGGATTCATCATCATATTTGTCCGTTGTTAATATACTAATTAACGAATGGTCTTGGTCACGTTGAAAGTAGGGATATAAACCAAGATTTGCTCTTCTTGGTAAAACATCGATATTTTCCTTTACAACGTAAATTTCTGGTTTAAATGTGTTGCTATTTGATGCGTCTAATAAAAGTTTAGGTCTTTGATCTGAAACTTCCCCTGGATCAACGTTTGCGAAATTTGAAGTATTTTGAATAGAGTAATTACCAGACGTGAATGTTTGCGGTCCATTAGGTTGTACTAATGTCTTTGCTAACATCGCATCTCTTAATTTTTTGGTTGAATCAAAATCTAAGTAACTTGGCATCTATTCTTTATTCTATAAATAGATATTATTATAAAACCAATTAAGCATTTGCTAAATATGACCTAATTGGTTCATTTATTGCTGCAACCACCTGATCCTTCATTGATGGGTCTTTTTGCATTGTTGTGGCTAGTAAATTAGCATAGTTATCGGCTCCCGAAATTTTTAGATTAACATTAAATGTTGTTTCATTTCCGGAAATAGGTCTACTTTTAGCTTTATCTATTTCATCTTGTATTGCTTTCTGTTGTTTTTCATAAGATTTTCCCTTAAAACTATCACCACCTGGTATTATACCCATAATTTTGTTTAAGGTTTCTGTGGCGCCTTCAACTAATGCAGGACCGTTACTCGGGTCCATTAATGCGGTTTTAGCTTTATCTAATAAATCATAAACCTGAGTTTCACGAATACCTCTTCTTAAATTGTTTTGTAATAACAAATAAATGCTATTAATATCACTCATCATTTGTGTTTGAACGGTAAATTGGCTTCTAGACAAATCCTCCAAACTAGCGCCAGCAATTTGTTCTTGATATCTTTGTAGTGCGGCAACTTGGTCACCAGTCATATTTGATAATTCAACAAACGCCTGACCACCAAAGAATTGTTGCATTTCTTTTGGTATTTCAAACCCAATTGTTCCACCTGAACCAATTTGAGCCATATTTTTTATAAACTCTTTTTGATCACCATCCTTGAATTGAGGAAACATATCTATTTGACTCATTACCTCAAATTGGTTTGCTGCTTTTATAGCTAAACTCGACATTTCCCCCAGTGTCATCCCTAGCGCATCTGCTCTAGCTTTTGCAACTCTTAAGTTGATACCTGTAACAGCAAAACGACCTTGAGCTTCATCAAACACAGCTAAACTTCTTGCTGAATCAATGATTGAACTTTGTATGCCTTCCATATTATTGGTAACATCGTACATTGCTCTAATAGGGTCAGCTAGGTCACCAGCAGCACCACCAATCATTTGTAGTTTAGCCGCCATATCAATAGCCCCTTCTGGTTCAAAAACTTTGTCAGCAACTACAAAAACTTTATCCATGTTTAGTTTTAGTGATTGTGCTTGTTGAACCATTTGAGTTAAACCTGCAACACCATTTTTAAATCCGTATTCATTTAGTTTACCTAAATTAGCCATTAATGTTTTTGTGGTTTCCCTAGCTGTTAAACCTTGTGCTAAAGATGCTTTACCAGCGTTTAATATAATTTTAGTTGCGTCTTGTAACCCATAACCAATATTTCTAAAATTCTCAGCATTTTCAAATATAGATTTTGCGCTATCCGTTAATGTACTACTAATCTTAAGTGCATTTGCAACTGTTTCTGCTGTATATAGTTTTGTTTGTCCGGAATTTTTACTTAATGCTGCTGAAGCGTCTCGCGCATCTTGAATTGAAACACCAAATTTAACCGCTTCTTCTGCCGCCGTTAACATTTCCTCTTTCATAACACCAGCTAAATCGCCCATAATTCCACCTGCTTGTGAAATTGATGTTAACATTTTAGCTTCGTTATCATATGCATCAGCAATTAATGCTCCAGCATTTGATGCCAGTGAACTAATTACTCCTTTAACAAGATCCACGGGTTTTAACACATTTGTGGCAACTGTTTTAAGTAGTGCAGAAATTTCTGAGGATTGCAAATCTCTCTGAACATTCAATTGGTCTTTAAATATACTTTCAGCGCCACTAACAATAATATTACCTAATCCACCTATTGCAGTACCAGCCAAACTCGATATTCTACCAACAACACTGCCAACAGCACCAGATGTTGCTGCTAGAACACCAGCACCACCGGCAGCAGCGCCAGTTGCAGCGGAAGATGCTGTAAGCGTTCTGATTTTGTTTTGAAGAGTCGATATACCATCGTTAATGTCTTGCTTTAGTGCATTGTTTGAACTATAGTTAGTTGTATTGGATTGCATAAAAGAAAGCAAATCCGTATTACCACGTCTACCATTACTACTAAATAATTCGTCAATTGCGCTGTTAAATCCCATAACCTATAAATATTAGATTAACCATTTTGCAAGTCAAATAAATAACTAACGAAATTTCTTCTTTCGTGTACTGGAATCATTAATACATCTTGATACGTAAAACCGTTTTTCAACAAGAATAATATTTCATCCATTTGATATTTCTTATAATCCGTAGAAAGGACGAAAAAACTCCACCCCAAAGTCAATAACAACTGTGACTTTTTCTCCTGACGGGGCGGCTATATCAATAAACAAATCTAATCCTGGTTTATTATCTGAAACGAATTTCTTAAAGTCCTGAGAGTCCTTAATTGGCATCGTTTGAATGAATTGGTAAAGTGCCATTGGGTCTTTATTCCCATCAATGGATTTAATCATCATTTCTAGTCGTTTGGTTATTACATTAGAAACTTCTTTACCAGTTGTTTTATTTCTTATTGTTAGTAATTCATTTTCTTGTAATTGTGTTAAGAATTTGAATGTAATATCTTTTTTAGAGATTGGTAAATGATATGAATATTCATCATTTTCGTTTGCTTTTAAAGTAAAATCTTTTGTCTTTAAACTAGATAAATCAATATCCTGTTCAAAATTTTCACTTGTTTTAGGGTCAACCGCTTTTACCTTATAAATTGTACCAAATGCGGTATTTCGCAAGAAAATTAAGATTGCTTGTCTATCTTCTTCTAAAAGTTCATTTACGTCTAAATCTCTATCAAGAATTTTTCTTCTTAATAATTCGTCAATAACGGCTTCGCCATTGATTAAGTTGGGGGACATCAATACATTCTCATCAGCAGCGGTTAAATAACCCACCCTGACGGATTTTTTCTTATTTGTGTATGATAGTCCTTGCGAAGGTAATTGCACAACGTCGTATGCAATTGAGGGGTCTATGTTAAAATTTTCCATAATACTAGTTTACACTATAAGTACATTAAAGTAAAGTTTAAAAAAAAATTCGTTAAATCCTGCATTTCACGTGGAACACTGGACTTAACGAATTGAATATCAATATATTGTATAGAATACTAGTAAATAAGTACGCATCTATCCATTCTTAAAGAACAGTCGATACTTGCCAATTCATCTTGAGAATATGCTAAATCACCAAAGTTTAAGTTGGTAAGGAAGCAACCCTCTAATAACCACTTTTCAACAACAACACCTGTTGGGTCTAACATTTCCAAGTATACATCTTTTTTATATCCTGCGGCATAACCCATACGACCTGTAACTGATTCTGCGTGTAAGCGGAACCACTCCATAAGTGCTTGTGCTGCTGAAGGACCAATCGGGTCTTTAAACTGAACTTTAATTTCTTCCCAGTCAAATCTACCAGCAACGTAAGTTGAGGTGTTTAAGAAAGGTATTTCAACAGATTTAATTTTAGCTGATGGGCGAGATGTTGAAGTCACGTACCACTCATTTATACCTAATGTAGATGGAAATCTTAGGATAAATCTATTTTTTCTTTTTGGTTCGTAGGGAACCGGCATTTTCATTAATAAATCCGCCATTTTTTGTTATATTTGTTTTTAGTTTATTTGCTTTATTATAAATATATCACTAATTAAAATAAATTTATTTTTGGGTTTTCTTGGTTTTGTCGATTTTTTTCCGTAGCTTTTTGCAAACACTTATATAAAACATTAAAAAAATATCAAACAAATCTTAAAAAATAGAGAAAAAAATATAAAATTTTTAAAAAACATCATCTCTTTTCACTATCAAAAATTAAAATGGGGGATATTATGTCTACCCCCCATTTGTGTTTTATTTTAATTAATATTATATATTTTCAAAAGAAGCACCTGTTGGTGTTATTATGAATTCTACATCGATAAATTCTAATGATCTAGTTGGTTTAATGTAAATCTTACCTCTTAGTGTGTTAGCATCAATGTCTTCTGGGTCGTTAGAAACCGCTACGCGGAAATCATACAAACCTCTTTCTTTCTTAATAGAATCTAATATTGGGTTAACCAAACTTAAGAATTCTTGTCTTACTTGATCATCATTTTGTTCGAACAATAATCTAACTGCTACTGCTGAAATCAACTTTCTAGCTCTTAATAACAATCTTCTTACGTTAATTCTATCTAATGCTGATTCTCTTACTTGTAAGGTTTTGTTACCCCAAATAATTGTACCTGTATCAGAGAATGTCGCAATTGGGTTAATTCTGTTTTTGTATAATTCATCTCTATCATCTAATGTTAATTTTTTAGCTGCTTTAATTGAGTTAACTAAACCTCTTGAATAACCTGCAACTGCAAACCAAGGATATGATACATTATCGGTTAATGCAATGTTTTTAACAACTTCTCCTGTTGGTGGTAAGTAAAGTTGAGTTGCGTTGTCAGTATCTCTTACTTGAATCCAAGGCCAGTAAGTTGCTGAATAGTTTGTGTCTAAACTAACACTATCTAAATCATCAACAACTTCCGCTGTTGTTGTGTGGTTTGGTGCATTAATAATGTATAATGAATCCGCTCTATCATTCTCAACCATATCAATAGCTTGAGTTACAAGAGAACTGTGGTTTAACCAATTGATACCTGGAGTTGCAAATAAATTAATATCTACTGCTTCTGGATTAGAGAATGAATTAATACCTTCTAAATAAGCGTAATAATCTGAGTTACCAACTGTTGAACTGAATACACCACCACTTGTTGAGTGATTGGTTGAATATGTGTTTTTACCAAAAATATATCCGTCTGTGTTTGTTCTAACATTTCTGTAGATATCCCAACCATCAAATCCGCCAAATACTGGTAATGTGAATTTACAATAAGATATACCTGTTAATGGGTTATCCACACCTGTTTGACCTTCAAAGTCATATGCAGTTGTTTCATATACTGTATTTCCATTAGCGTCAGTTATTGTTGAGGCATTTGTTGATAAGTGAAAACCAAATGTTACCTCATTAGCACCAACACCCTTAAATTTGAACATGTCTTTGTCATATCCAATATGTGATTGCGATGATAAACCTAATGTTACTTTTTTAACTTTATCTCCATTAGATATTTCCGCACTACCATCTGTGTTATAATAAATTGTTTCACCTGCTGTATTGTATTTTGTTTTAAATGTTAAACCTCCGATAGAATCTTTGGTTGTACATCCTTTGAAACCCGCTGGAATTGCGTCTGCTGGCGCGTTATCAGCCAATACTAACATAACGTATTTACTTCTGATTTCATATTCACCATCAGATGTACCAATTTTTTTAGCAACGAAACCTGGAAGATCCGGATTCATTGAACATCTTGAGAACTTCTCTAGAACCACTTGGTTTTCGTCTGAATCATAAAAATCACGAACTAAAACATCAAATTCACCAGTTTCAACATTAATATTTTGAATAGTAATTTTAACTTCATTATTAGAAGCGTTACCATCTGATATTGTTAAGAAACTAAATAAATCAAATACGTTACCACCTCTTACTTCAGAAACAACTAAATTTGAACCCGCCATATCCCATTGTTGTACAAAATCTGTTCCTTCTGCGTTTACATATTCAGTAGTATTTAAACCTCTGATTTGACCTTGTTGGAAAAGATTTTTAATTAAATTTGGATAAACTTCGTGAACATATATTGGGTTAACCGTTTTTTCTTTATCAAAAACATCAACACCTAAAACTTTTGTAATATATTTTGTTGAAGCAGTGTCAAAACTACAATCAAATGTTCTAACATCAGCATCGACGTCTGTAACAGTTAATGTGAATTCTGATAAAGGATCTAATGCAATATCTGATCCAGTAATTTGAACCGATGTTGTACCAGTAACTCTATGTGTTAATACTTCCGAAATGTATGAACCTCTAGACCTTAACAAACAAACAACTTTTCCGTCATTTGCTAAAGTTGCGCTATATTCATATCTTGTAACATCAAATGATGTTGTTCCGTGATTATAAACGAATAGGTATGAATAAACCTTGTTTGTAAAGTTTGAGTATGTGTTATACCAGTTTTTGGTTGCACTAGCACCTATTGGTGATGAAACAGTGGTTCCAGTTAAAGAACTTGTTGCAGCAGTTGGTACAGTTCCAATTGTAAACCAGTTACCAGTATTCCCACTAGTGTTTCCACTATATTGGTCTAAGATAAATCCTGGTACTGAGTCGCCATCAGATGCTGTTTTTCCTGAAAGTTCAGCATAAAATGTTGAACCAGTAATACCACTTGCGGTAACCACTGTTGTTCCAGTTGTTGTTCCTGTTGTTACAAGGTCTCCAACAACCATACCACCCAATGTTTTAATACCATAGGTTCTGTTTGGTTTATAACCAGTTAAACCCAATACTCGGGTTACAAATAACTGATTTGATTCTTGTAAATATGATTTTGCTACATAAGGTAACTCGTATTTTGGGTTATCACTTCCGTCTTTTGCGGGTGAAGTGCCACCAAAATATGTTTTGAATTCGTCGAAATTAGACACCAAGATTGGTTCGAAAGCTGGACCTTTTAAAGTTTCACCTACTAAACCCAATGTTGTTACCCCTACACTTTGCGCTACGAATGTTAAATCTTTCTCTGAAGTGTAGACCCCCGGAGAAACGAAAACTCTGTTTGAATTTGCCATTGATAAATGTTTGGTTAAGTTATTTTATTCTTATCAAATAAATATCTTTGTTTTTAGCAAAGATTTCCAAGATTTTGACTACTTAGATAGTATTTTATCCTTTTTTATCGTTATTTATCTTTAGATATGAAAACAACAACCAAAAACGTCAAAATAAGTGATAAACATCACGAAATGGTTAAAACCCACTGTGATAAACACGGATTAAAAATTTATAAACTTTTAGAAAAATTAATAGAAGAAACCTGTAAACCTAAAAAAAGGGACATTTACGGAGAATCTTAGTGTAGATATGTCACACCAATTTTTGAATTAATCACAGGGGAATAATTGAGAGTTATTTCATTTGATGAACTAATATCAAATCCGCCACCCTCTTCTTCCAAAAGACCGTTAATATCTAAACTAACAATGCTGTCAATATTATTCAATAATTCGAAAACAAGGGTTGAACCATCGTAAGTGTAATATTCTGTGGAAACTTGAATTGGTTTACCGTAGCTATCTATGAATACACTATTTTTACCTTTATAATATGTTATTGCAATTAAACTATTTTCAAACGGAGCATCTACAAATGTTATTTTAGATGTTCCGGCGATATGGAAATAATCTACATCTCTTTCTTGTAAAAGACCGTTTATTGAAACATTAAATAGAATACCAATACTCTCACCAACGCTAAATTGTTTTTGCAAACCATCCCCTGGGAAAGTTACAACGGTCAATTCTATTGTTTTATTAATATATTTCTTTTGATAATTAGATCCTGCAATGAATTCATTTAATAGAAACATTCTACTAATGGCCGGCTTAACCTCAAATTCTTCAGAGTCAATTAATAAACCTAACAAAGTAAATTGATAATTTTGCGAGTAAAATCTACGATTATCAATTTGTTCAATCGGAGAGTTATCCTCAACCTTATCTAGTAAAATAGGTATGTAATGACCTTTTACCGTTGTATACGCTTGTCTAGATGCAAATTTTTGCATTACAATTTTATTGAATCTGTTTAGTTCACGTATTTTGTTACAAATAATGGTAACCTCATATGTAATGTCCACTGCGACCGGCTGTGGTATCTTATAAACGTCTGCACCCATTTGTGTGCCGTTCCAAGTAGCAACTGTTGCGTAATGGAAAGGTAATCTTTCTGGGATTGTTCTTTGTATTGATGGATTTGTTCCCGGTTGTACATCAGGTCTTCTTATGATACCCATAAATGGTATTTTCATATTACCGTCATCGTCGGAAAACTCCCAAGTATTCATTACCTGAGCCCATCTTTGTATCGTTAAAATTTTTGGAATAATTGGAATAGGTTTACCGTCACTAATAACTTTAAAATTAGTGTTAACAAAATCTAACATACCCATATCTAAATCGTCATGTAGAATAGAGTCAGGTAAATACGTATCCGACTTTGTTATTTTATCTAACAATTCCTGTCTTCTACCGGTCAATTCTTTACCTTTGTAGATTTGTATGTCGTTTTTTCTTTTTGGTATTCCCATTTTATACTCCTCTAAATTCTTGTTCCTGTGCTGGCGCGCAAGTTATTGTGCGATAATACGGCTTATAACCAAACAAGTTATGTTTGTTATCAGATGTTACCTTACCATCGTTTGTCACAGTATAGTAACGCATTTTATTTTCGGTTTCTGGATAACCAATATAATCACCGTACTTAATTTCAACCCCTAATTCACTTAGATGCTTAATATAAACTGAGAATGTTAAATTACCCGGTTCATTATATCGCATCATACCAGCTTTGTATGAATTATTTTTAGACGCTTCTACTTGAACCAAGGCGTTAACTTCGATTGGTGGGAAATATTTGATTTCATCAAGACCTACCTCACCATAAACCCCATCGGTATCTGTTTTTTGTCTATCAACTCTAAAAAGGACCAATTTCATGTTAAGATCACCGTGCAAATATTCTTGACCTATTTGTATCTGTAAATCAAAATCCTCGTTTGAGAAAAATTTACTTAATCTAGTTATTGGTAGTTTATTATCCATACAATATAAATAGTTTATAATGTATTTGTTTTTCCGTATATTTCTATATAAAGATTATGTTACCAGAAATTGAAGCTCGAGAAATACTAGCAATATATGAAGGGTCAAATAACCAAATCCTTGATTGGAAGAAAAAGTTACTTGACACCAAGAACTATAAATTAACAAGAACACAAGCTGATTATATTATAAAATATCAAAATGTGGTTCCTAAAGTGGCTAGAAAATATGTGAATATTGTTCAAACTTTTGGTGAGAAACTAATGGAAGATAAACTATTGGTTAAGCCCCCAGAAAAAATTTGGATTGAAAAGTTATTGTGTGAATCAGATAAGGCGTACCACATATGGGGTAAAGTTTTAGACGCCGAGAAACTACAAGCGTTATGGGTACCTAAGGTGGTAATAATGGCTGAAGAAAAAAAGTTAAACAGAGTAATTGATTATGAAAAATATTCTGTTAGACCTCCGATGAATCATCAAAAAGAAGCGATTGAAAAACTATTAGTTAACGACCGCTTTATCTTGGCTGATGATATGGGTCTAGGTAAAACAACATCTGCCGTAATTGCATCAATTGAAAGCGGGGTTAAAAAAATATTAATTGTTTGTCCAGCATCTCTTAAAATTAACTGGGAAAGAGAAATTAAAAATTATACCGACCGTAGAATTTTATTGATTGAAGGAAAGAAATGGGGGTCCACATTTGATTACTATATAATCAACTATGATATTCTTAAAAATTTCCACACGACGGATAACACAGAAGATAGTGAGGCGTATAAATTAATAATGAATGAGAAGTTTGAGTTGGCAATTGTTGATGAGGCGCATTACATTTCAAACTCAACGGCGCAAAGAACTAAATTACTTAATGATATTCTAGATAAGATACCTAAGGTTTGGTTATTGACTGGAACACCAATGACTTCTAGACCTATTAACTATTTCAACTTATTGAAAATCGCAAATTCACCTTTAACATTAAACTGGCAAAGTTATGTTAGACGTTATTGTAAAGGATTTCAATTTAATGTTGGAATGAAAAAAATATGGAACACTAGTGGTGCTAGTAACTTGGACGAATTGCGCGATAGAACTAAAAATCTAATACTGCGTAGAATGAAAACCGATATATTAGATTTACCAGAAAAAATAATTACACCAATTTTTGTCGAACTAAAAAACACATTTTATGATGACGAACTTGAGGAGTTTATGAGAATTTCAAAAGAAAGTAAAAAGAATGAAAGTGTTTCTGTAACTATTAATCGTTTAATGAAAATTAGACAATTGATTTCAATCGAGAAGATTCCGTATACTTGTGAGTTAATTGATAAATTTATTGAACAAGGTAAAAAAGTTATTGTTTTTACAAATTTTACCGCAACACTAGATACTTTATATGAAAAATACCGCAAAAATGCTGTGATATTGGATGGTAGAATGTCAAAAGAAAAAAGACAGGATAGTGTTGATAGATTTCAAAATGAAGATAAGGTAAAAATATTTATTTCTAACATTATTGCTGGTGGTGTTGGTATTACTCTTACTGCCGCAGAAGGGGTTATTATGAATGACTTATCATTTGTGCCAGCTCACCATTCACAAGCCGAGGATAGAGCATACCGTTATGGTCAAAAAAACTCGGTGTTGGTTTATTACCCAGTTTTTGAGAATACAATTGAAATGAACATCTATAACATCTTACAAAAAAAGAAAAATGTTATTGATCAGGTTATGGGTGATGGTGAATACAGTGATACCTTCGCTTCTGAACTACTTAAAGGACTGTTTTAATTGTTCCATGTTTTCTTCTAAAACTTTAACAAATTCTTTATCATCGTAATCCCCTATGGTTACGGTCACTAAATTATTTTCAGCATCGAAATGGTATTTGTTTTCTTTTAAATCCGAATTGATTAATCGGAAATCGATGTTTTTCTGCCCACAATAACTAAATGCGTTAAAAAGATATTCTGATATGCTCATATTTTTACTTATTTATCCAATAATAAGGTATTTATAGAAATAAAACAAGTATGAGCACAGTTATTAGCGCCCCCGAAAAAGAAAAACTTTATACTCAGATTTTGCACCTTTTAGGTATGCCTGTTAGAGGTATTGAGTTAACGGAAGAACAAATGGATACGTTCCTAGAATTATCAATTAACGACTATGAGCAACTAGTCCACGACTGGTTAATTGAATCTCAATGGTCATCATTGGTTGGTTTAGACGTTGATACACAGTCACTTACAAGGGCGTTTACTACTAGGGATATGAATTTTGAAACACAATATTCTCATGCTTATTCTAAAATCGTTGGTTTACAGGCCGGTGGTAAAGACATACTTAAAAAGGACTATTTTGATATTCAAGAAAACGTTCAGGTTTACGAAATCCCCGCTGGTAGAGAAATAAATGAGTTATTATGGTTTACCAGACCAGAATTGAGTGATTCAATTGTTGATCCGTTTTTAGGTGGTTTTGGTGGACTAGGTGGCGTTGGTTTTGGTGGTATTGGTGGATTTGCTCAGGTAGGTGCTCAGGGCTCTTATTTTATGCTACCAGCATATGACTTGTTACTTAGAATGCAAGACAGAAATATTAAAAACCGTTTAATTGGCGGTGATTTAACATATAGAATTACAGCAGGTCCTGAAGGTAAAAAATTCATTCACCTTTACAATGTTCCAGGCGGTAGATTCGATTTCAATAAATTAGCATCCACGAATTATAAGGTTTGGTATTGGTACTATGATCTTAACGACCCAGATACTTGTATAGATGACAACAAAAGTATTGTAAAATTACCTTCAGATGTTATGGTTGAACAATTAGCTTGGGATGAACTAAATAAACCCGCACAAAACTGGGTTAGAAAGTATACGACCGCTTATTCTAAAGAAGCGTTGGGTAGAATTTATGGTAAATTTTCTGGTGCATTAAAGGTGCCAGATAGCGAAGTAACACTTGATTATCAATCACTTTTAACAGAAGGAAAGGACGAAAAATTAAAATTAAACGAGGAATTAATGCAAAGATTGGAAAGATTGCGCCCAGACAAAATGATGGAAAGAAAGGGTAACGAGGCAGAAAATCTTAACAAAGCATTAAAATATAGGGCAATGCCGGCACCTATTAACGTAATCTAATTTTTTATTTAAGGAACAATTATGTATATTTGAAGTTCAAGACAAATCATATCATTCGATATGAGTATAATGTGTCACTTTTAATATATAAAAATGCCAGAGGTAATATCACAAGAAGTAATCGAAAGTTTCTTAAACGGTTCGGACCCAGAAGAATATATTGTTGGGTTAGAATACGATTACAAAACAAACACAATTTTTAAAATCATTCAGCACCCTGAAAAGGGTAAAATGATTCTTTCAGACACACTCACACCATTTCTTTGGGTGGGTGATTTAAGTGGTTTCAACTTTTATCAAGGTAATAAATCATTACAAAAAGCAAAAATGCGTCAGCATGGGATTATAATTGAAAAATTAGATTCACATGGTAACGAAAGGTTAGAAGATGGTTTGAACTATTTGGTTAAAAGTTTAAAAACGTATACCAACTTAATGGCGTTTTTTCGTGAAGGTGGAATTAATCCTTGGGATGAACAATACAAATCATCTTTTACAATATTAACACCAGTTGAACAATTCTTAATTCAAAAAAAGAAAAGATTGTTCAAGGGTATTGAAGATTATAATGATGTTCATCGACTTGTATTTGACATTGAGACAACAGGTTTAGAACCTGAAAAATGTAAAATAATTCTTATTGGAATTAAAGATAATCGAGGATACACTAAAACATTAGATGCGTTTGGTGATGACGGTGAAAAGAAATCTATTGAGGATTTTTTCAGAATAATTGGCGAAATTAAACCGACAATTATTGGAGGTTATAACTCAGCATCTTTTGACTTTCCATTTATATTAAAACGTGCGGAAATATTAGGAATTAATATTGAAGAGCACACAAAAATTTTCAATAAAAAGCAAGGAATAAAAATCAAAGAGGGGATGTTGAAGTTGGCTAATGAGATTGAACCTTATAACCAATTTATGTTATGGGGTTTTAGTGTTATTGATATCGCTCACGGAGTCAGAAGGGCACAAGCTATAAATTCGGAAATCAAATCTTGGAGTTTGAAATATATCACCACGTATTTGGAGAAAGAAAAAGAAAATCGTGTTTATGTTGACGGTGCATTTATTTCTAAAATTTATTTAGAAAACGAATCGTATTATGTTAACCCAAAAACCGGCGGATTTAAAAAAATTGGTGACAAAGGTACGGATGGTCTTTTAGAAAAATATCCAGGTAAATTTGAAATATGGACTGGTCGAAGAGTGGTTGAACAATATCTTGACGATGACTTGTATGAAACTATGGTTGTTGATGACTCATTTAGCCAAGCATCTTTTTTACTTTCCAAGGTTGTTCCTACAACATATGAAAGAATATCTACAATGGGTACTGCAACATTATGGAAAATTATAATGTTGGCTTGGTCATATGAAAACAATTTATCAATCCCCGCGCGCGATAGTAAAAGAGCTATTACTGGTGGATTGTCTCGATTGTTAAACGTTGGTTACTCTAAGAATATTGTTAAATTTGACTACGCATCCCTATATCCATCAATTCAATTGGTTTATGATGTATTCCCCGAATGTGATGTTATGGGGGTACAAAAATCAATGTTAAAATATTTTAGAAATATTCGTATAAAATATAAAAGATTAGCAGGCGAATTAAAAAATACAAATCCAATCGAATCGGAAATGTATGATCGTAAACAATTGCCGATTAAAATTTTTATTAATGCATATTTTGGTTCATTATCTGCGCCCCAAGTTTTCCCCTGGGGTGATATGAATATGGGTGAAACAATTACTTGTACTGGGCGTCAATGCCTTCGTATGATGATTATGTTTTTTGAAAAGAAAGGATACAAACCACTAGTAATGGATACCGATGGTGTTAACTTTGAGACACCTGTAGATATTGATGAACATACATATATTGGACGCGGTCTAAATGAGATGGTTGATTTAGATAATGAATACAAAGGAATTGAAGCGGATACTGCTGAGTTCAATGATATTTTTATGAGAGGTGAAATGAGTTTAGATATTGATTATATCGCACCTGCATGTATTAATATTTCTAGAAAGAATTATATCATTAAACTTATCAAGAAAGGTAAAGAAAAAATAAAACTTACTGGGAATACAATTAAATCAAAAAAATTACAAACATATGTTGTTGAATTTTTAGATACTGGTTTGGTTTACTTATTAAATGGTGATGGGCATAGTTTTTTAGAATATTATTATGAAACACTTGAATTGTTGTTTGACAATAAAATACCTTTAGCTAAGATTGCAAATAAATCTCGTGTAAAACAAAGTGTTGAGGATTATAGAAAACATATTAAAAAGATAACAAAATCTGGTGGTTCCATGGCTAGACAAGCGCATATGGAATTAATTTTAAAAGAAAATTATCCTGCTGGTTTGGGTGAAACAATATTTTACATAAACAATGGTGTAAAAAAATCAGATGGTGATGTTCAAAAAATAACAAAAGCAACAAAAAAACAACAAGAGGATTATGAATTTGCTTTTGGTAAACCGATGCCAACTGATTACATTCAAATTAATTGCTATAGAATTAGTGAAAAAGATTTAATGGATAATCCTAATATGACTGGTGATTATAATGTTGCTAGATACATTAATAACTTTAACAAAAGGATTGAACCATTGTTAGTGGTGTTTAAACCTGAGATTCGTGACTCGATTTTAATTGAAGACCCTAAGGATCGCCAATATTTTACAAAACTACAATGTGAATTAACATCTGGATTTCCATTAAAAACTGGCGGACAAGATAGTTACGATGAAGTAATGACACTATCAGATAGCGAAGTTTTATTTTGGAATAAAATAAATAGAGACCCTTTCTTTATGTATGTTGAGGACAGCTTACAACTAGTGGACCAAAACTGGGTTGAACACAATAGAAAAGTTGTATCATTTCAAGCAGAAAGTGTTAAGAATAATGATGATGAGGAGATAATTGAAACAAATGGGCATGATTATGCTTATCACACCACAAACATTTAAATAATGTTAATGTATAGTTTTTCTCTAATTGGTAAAATTAATTTGTTTGTCGGGCTTGAGTTTGTATCTAAAAATTGAACTGATATAATAGCTTCATACTTACCAATAATATCTGTTTGTTGAGTTGTAAATCTATATGTTATATAGTACTCATCGGTTGTTTGGTTATATTTTTTGTCTCTAGTTGTTAAATAACAATTTGCGTTTAAAATAACTGGATTACCGGTTTTAACATCATACATTTCAAATGTTATGTCAGAATTCTCCAATAGATCATTAAAGGACGACTTGTCGTTTTTACCGTCATCAATCAATCTCATTTTAAGGATTGGGTCTGTTGCCCCTTGTCTGATAAAAAATTCCATTACTTAATTGTTAAAATAAATTCGTTACCTGATTTAAATGGTGCGTTATCTTCATTTTTTAATTCATTTGACTTACAGTAAAATTCTTCTTTTACTATTTCAAATGGAAATCCCATTTCATTTTTAATAACACCTTTAATGTGTTCAACCGTTAATGGTTCATTAGTGTTAAAAGTTTTTTGAAAACTTTTAATTTTTTGTTTGTCTTTGATGACTTTAACATCAATATCTAATATTTTCATAATCTATTTTTTTTAATTTTTAGTCATTTTGATAAACCCAATCATTCGTAGATTGTTCACTACTATAATCTTGAGTTGTTACTGATGTAATAGTATTTTCACTAACTAAATAAACTTCAACCGTGTCATCCCCATTATAGTTCATAACAACAAATCTATCTTTAACACCATATGTATCATCCCAACCATTAGTCCAAGTTGTTGTTTCACTGTTTAATAGTGTTCCAGAAAAATTATACAATCTTATTTTAGTTACACCACCGTTAGTTTCATTATAAACAAACATAAACTTGCTCTCACCAACTGAAATATCAAAATCATTATACTCAGGGAAACTAAACTCATTAGTTATTCCAGTTGATGTTAACACTCTAAAATCTAATTGGTCGGTGTTATATAAAACCATTGCACCATTGTACTTATCTGTACCTGAAGAATATTGATTTGTTGAACTTAAATCATTATAATAATCTGTTGAGGTAAATCCAGTACTACCACTATATACATAAAATCCAAGGTCACCATCCGTTCTGATTGTAAGATAGGCGGTTTCACCAAAAGAATACATACTTGATGCATAAGCTGATATTAAACCGTAATCGTTTATTTCATCAATTACAACACCTAATTCGTTAATTAATTTGTAAGTTACGTTATTATTACTGTTTGTCATAATTTGTACAGCCGTTCTATTACCCAATGAATTCCAGTTCAAATTAGTAACACCAGATACACTAATATTCATACTTTCTATACGAGTACTACCCGACATAATGGTTAACATAGATGCAATACCATCACCATTTACACACGGAACTCTATAAATGTCACTTAATTGACCCCAAGTATTAATTGTTTTTGGTTCGTTGTTTGCGAATGTATATGTACTAAATGATGTTTGATTATTGAACATATACATAATGTCACAGTATGTAACATCTGAACCAAAATTATTCCAATTATCAGTGTCATAAAAAGTTATTACAACACCACCATCATTTCCATCACTATCTGGATATAAACCAGAATCTCCATCTATATTGTTTTCTGTATATCCTGTACCTCTAGCGTGTGATGTTTCAATTAAGTTTGATGTGTTACCATTATAACTTATTATTTTATATGGTGTGTCTACATTATCATTATCATAGAGTATTATGGTATATTTGTTTGTTCCGTGAAATTGGTCATTATAATTGCTATATGTGGCACCAGTTAATGAAACCGTCTCTAAAATGGTTCCACTTGTGTTATATATTTCAAAATTAGTGTACACGTTTGAGGAACCTTGAGTTTCAGTTAAAACAGCAATAAAATCAGATGAATTTGTCATTTTATGTCTAATGTATGTTCCATCTGTCCAAGTTTTAAATAAAGTTGTTGTACCGTCAGTTGGATTAACTATGTGTGATGTACCCGGTCCATTGTATGTCCACCCACTTAAAGGTTCAACTTCCCATTTTTCGATAATCATTGTACCATCGGACGTGGTTGCATCATAATTCCACTCAATATCGATACTATATATATCTGGATTCCAAGTGTATGTGTATACTGACACACCATCTGAGTAAGTCAACACACCATTATCTTCATCTTCAAATGTAACCCACTTACCATCTAAATCGTCACCACTATAACCATTAGTTGTACCACTATATCTTCCAATTTCTTCGTGAATGGCATTTGTGAATATCACTAATCTATCATCACCATCGTCAACACCTGTGAAATAGTGCATATAACCTGAATTATCTAACACATATATATTCTGATTATTCCATACATTAGTATCAACACCTAAGTCAATAATTTCTGCGGTTAAAACATCAAAATTTAAAAACGCAGCACCGTAGTTGTCAGAACCAACCATTCTATTTTGATAAACAAACGATTGAACACTTGCATCTGGTTGTGGTATGGTTAACGTGTATGTGTAATCATATTCAGCAAAGTATAAATTATAAACACCATACGGGTGTGTGGTGATGTTATTGAAAGGGATTACCTTAGTTCCAAGGTTTTGAGTTGTACCCGATGTTGCCCCTGTATATGGTACAAACGTCACTGTTGCCGTTTTACCACTCAGGTGTGTACTTGTTATTCTTGCTCCTACTGCCATAGTTTGTTATTTTTGTCTATTATAAATACTTTATTCTGTTGTATCTTTTATTATTTGTTACTTTTTATTTTTAAGAACCGATTTGTAATGTTATCGAATCACTTCCCCAATCATATAAATAAGTACCAGGTGTTAGTCCCATACCTGATATTGTTTTATTTGCAAACGTTGCAGTTCCACTTAATGGACTACCTGAAGTATAACCTATCGGTAAAATTATATCTTTACCTAGTGACCCATCCTGAATACCAAATGTTTGTCCCGAGTATGATGTTGGTGCTGTATATCCTGAACCGAAACTATTAGGGTAAACATTTAGATTATTTCCAAAAAATTTCCTAGCAAAAAATAGATTAGATTGACCAATTACCCAATAACCCAACGTACCGTTAATACCTCCGGCTGTTTGTACTGAACCTTCAATTAATCCTGTTAGGTTAAGAGAACCGGAACCTGACATTATAACGTCAGAACCAACCTCTAAAATTGTTACCACAAGACCTGATGTAGGTGTTGGAGTAGGTGTACTCGTAGGAGTTGGGGTATTTGTTGATGTTGGAGTAGGTGTACTCGTAGGAGTTGGGGTTGGAGTTATATAAGTACTCTCACAATCATTACATCCACCAGTTCCAAATGATGTGGTAAACGCGTCGTCTATCGGAGCATTTATCTTACCAATGACTGAATAACATCCACTTGGTGTTGCTCCTGTGAATGTGTAATAGTTTACATCTCCAGGAACTATAAGTCCTGGTCCTAAATCGACAACTAAAACATTTAGATTAGTACATCCTGAAATTGTGTATGTAGTTATTGAACTCGAATCAGTTGAAGTTGGAGTTGGTGTATTAGTTGGGGTTTCTGTATTGGTTGGAGTTGTTGTTGGTGTAGGAGTTTCTGTTGATGTAGGTGTTGGTGTTGGTGTTGGAGTTTCCGTTGGTGTAGGTGTTGGAGTTTCTGTTGGACACGGAACATTAAATGTGCAGGTTTGATTAAAATCCGCAAAATATAGCGAATATTCACCTAAGTAATTATCACTTATATAATTGTAAGGAATGACTTGTGAACCTAAATTTATAGTTCCTCCACTACACGGGGAAAATGTGATTGTGGCGGTTTGACCACTATAGTTTGTTGTTAATATTTGAACTGTTGTCATTTTATATCTTTATTTTATATTATATTATAAGTTATGTCACAAGTCATATCAAAAGGCACTATATTGTATGTGATATCACAACTTGGATTTATAGTTGGTGTAGGGGTTGGGGTCGGTGTAGGACAAATCCAAGTGGTTACTGAATCATTATAGTTCTGTAAAACATCTGAAGATGAAATCGCACCATCCCATATTTCTAATCTACCAAATTTCAATGCAGAATATGTACCATCACCTAAGTTCGTACTATCTGCGGTACCTATTGCATAATATAAACCATTACTACTTTGGTACGGTGCCTCTCTAACAACTGTTGATGAACCAGCACTTTGTCCATTTACATATGCGGTTAAAGTTGTATTGTTCTGTACAAATCCAATATAGTACCAATTATTAAGAGGTGTTGATATTGATGATGTTATTTCACTACCATATGGCCAAACACTAAACTTTAATGTTCCACTAACCATTTCAATTTGTGAATCGTGCCAACCAATGTTTAAAACAGCACTACCTTGTTCACTCAATATTACACCATTATCTGTTAAATAAACCCAAAGAAATATAGATGTATCTGTAGAATCATAAAGTGTATTAATTGAGGTGTTGGTTAAAATATATTGACTGGTACCGTTCAACACTATTGACGAAGTACATCCATCATTTTGATATGATGGTGAACCAATTATACTTGCATTTGTGTTACCCAAAATGTCCGTAACCGTTGTTCCACTTCCAGAATATGATATTGAATCATTTATGTTTAAGTCAACAATTTTGTTATATGGAACCATTGTTGGTGTCGGTGTACTTGTTGGTGTACTGGTCTCAGTTGGTGTACTTGTCTCCGTAGGTGTTGGTGTATTAGTTGGGGTTGGTGTACTTGTCTCCGTAGGTGTTGGTGTTGGTGTAGGTGTACTTGTTGGGGTTGGTGATGGTTGTAATAATGAATAACTTAAATCGGAATTTGGAATTAATGTATATGTTAAATCGGTATTTGGTATTAATGTATAATTAATATCGTTTAATGGTAGAACCAAATACTCTAAATCACTGTTAGGTATTATTGTACTAGTTAAATCGTTAGTTGGTATTAATGTATAAGTAAAATCATTATTTGGAATAATGACATATAGTAAATCATTACCAGGAATAATCACATATGTGAAATCATTTTCTGGTATAATTAAAGCTGGTGTAGGTGTTGGTGTACTCGTAAGAGTCGCGGTAGGAGTTGCCGTAGGTGTAGGTGTACTAGTTGAACTAGCAGTGACCGTAGGTGTTGGTGTTGGTGTACTCGTAAGAGTCGCGGTAGGAGTTGCCGTAGGTGTACTAGTTGAACTAGCAGTGACCGTCGGTGTAGGTGTCGGTGTTCTAGTAGATGTTGGTTCCGGAACAAAACCACTTATATCATCATCACAAGTACCACCACAAATAAAGAAATCATAATCATTCAATCTAGTTAAAAAATTATGCCTAACATGAACAAAATCCAATGGTTCTTCATAATATTTTATGGATTTCATGTTAAAACAACAAACTCCAGCATGTATATTATTCATTAAACCAGTCCCACCACCCCAAGATTGTATGAATGGTTGAACACCTCTACTTGATGGTATAACTTCTTCCCAATCTTCTAATTTGTATATTGGTCTACCATTTAAATAAATTTTTAACGTACCTAATCTTCTTTGTCTTTCGTTAGCCCATTTTTTATTTAATTCTTCAGTATATACATAAACTTCAGTTTCACCTGAAAGTGTTGATCCTGTTGAATTTGTTAAATAATATCCAGTAGAAATATGTGTAGACGTTACCCCTGTGTCAGTTGGGGTATATGGTATTAAACGTGGTCCAGGTAATAAATCATTCCAACCCCCATCGTTCTCTATGTCACAATCCGTATAATGTTTATATCTATCAAATGTAATTGTGACGTTAAAATCTTTTGTTTCATCAGTAGTACAAATTGTCGGCGTTAAACCAGAAGCTGTGTAAAAAACTTCTTGATAACCTAAATCAGTTGCACAATACCCAGAATAATGATGAGCAACCCACTTAATTTTTCTATCTGAGGTAAATTGAAATGATAGATTATTATCAGCATAGTTATTTGGGTCGTTATCCCCTCTAACACCCAAATAATAAAATACCCCGCCAAATACCCAACTTAAGTTTTCTCTGTTAAATATAAAATCTAATGTCCAACCTTTTTCAGTTCTTCTTTTAATGATTGGGTCACAATTATCACTACCTGCCCCTGTATCAAATTTATATGCCCACGGTTTATTTGAAAGTTTTGGAGTTATTGGGCAACAGTTATTTGGGTCCGCAAGTTTTTGTGAACAATCGATTACGGTTTTACTAAACCCAGATAAAATAATCCCCTCAAATTCTAAACTATATGGCATTCTATATTATAATTAGTTATTTTTCAATCTTATTAACAAAAGTTTGTATTATTAGCTGACCCCATTTGCCAATATGTTGTACCACTACAATCAATTGTTTTATCTGTTGAAGTGCCAAGCACTGCTTTTATATCTATTGAATTAATATCGATAAATGGTTTTGATGTACCATCCCAAGATTGTATTCCTAATTGTGAAGCCACATGATCAATTCTACAAGCGTATCCCATTGTGTTACTACCGGCAAAACAAAGCCCAATAATTTTCCAAGTTCCATCAATATTAGCAAGTAAACCTGAACCAGAATCTCCTGGATAAATAGGATAGTTACAATCGGCATTTTCTCTACTAAACGCAATTAAATCATTAAACAATGGCGTTTCATATCCGCCATTATCATAAAACGGACCAACATATGTTATGGCACCTAAAGAATTAACGACCAATCCACATGGGCTGTTCATTTTAGCCCCAGTACTTCTACCAGAACTAGCCAAAGGATAATCACCAACTAATGCATTATTTATCTCCGAAGTTGATGCAAATGGCATCGATGTTGAAATTGATAATCCATGTTGTAAAAAAGATTCTGAATTAGATATTACATTTGAATATATTGCAAACAAAGCACCATCAACTTGATTTACCCCAGATTTGGTTAAAGGAACGTATCTAATAACTTTACCAATCGTTCCACCAGTTGAATGGTCAAATCCATTTTGATACACATTATCATCTATTTCATTTTCTATACTTGCGCCATTTATATTTCTTTCACCAGTATAAAACGCATTTTTAACCAAAACGTGGTTGTTTGAAACCCCTACTATTGCGGATGTTTCAGTATCTATTGCTATAAACCCCAATGTTCCCACAGTAATAGAACTAGGGTAATTTAATGAGTTATTGTGCGAACTTATTTGAATACCACCTTTTATAGGTCTGATTGTATTTTGATTACTCGGTGGAGTTGATTGCCAACCATAACAACTAGAATTTGTGCTTGAATCACAAGCAATAAGTTTTATTTCACCAACTTCAATAACATCTGTTTTATATGTGTCATCACCAATAACGACAGTTGATGGTAATATTTCATGTTCTGGGATTTCAGATAATGGTAATTTCTCTGGAACCATAAACATAAATGCGAGTTCACCGGTTAATTCCCCTGCGATCGTTTTTTTACCAAAAGCAACACTAATGTTCTTGGGTGTTGATTCAAAAAGTTCTTTTATTTTTTCGTTTATAGTACTATTCATCATTATAAAATTGTATAAGAGACAAAAACCGTATTTAATCCATTAGTATTTGTTGTTGGTGTTGGTGTTGGTGTTAATGTTTGGTTTGGTGTCGTGGTTAATGTTGGTGTTTGATATGGTGTTGCACTTATTGTTGGTGTTGGTGTTGATGTTGACGTTATTGTTGGTGTAGGGGTAGGTGTTGGGTTATCCGTTAAATAATCATATAAGTTGTCGTCAATGTTTAAATTCTGATTAAACTGAGTAATTCTAAAATAATGGGTTTCCCCAGTAATACCTGTGTACGTGTATATATGGTTATTTAAAATTATGTGTTCATATGGTGAACCAAAATTATTTACAAAATTATCATAGTCCAAAGTAAATGATATCCCAGAATATATGTAGCTGGGGTCATTTACAGTATTATTATATTCACTTAACGTTATTGTGATTCTAGAACAACTAAAAAATGCTAAACTTTCATCAATCGTTAACCCAGTATATGTAATTGGGGAACCTAAATCTAGGACATCTGTGTTATAATCACCTGAAACTTTAGATATCTCATAGTCGTAAAACTCTGAACTATCCAACTTAATATCCAATCTGGAACCATAAAACTTTAAAATATTCTGACTATTCATGTTATTATAAATATCTTTCGTATGATTTGATATTTATTAATAAAGTATTTAAATGAATCATTTTTTTAAAAAAGTAATTGAGGAGACATTTGCGTCTAAAAAGCAACAAAAATTGTTCTACGCAAAAGCGTCGGATAAATCAATACCCAAGAAAGAACGTAAAAAGTGGGGTAAATGGGCTAGTGAATTTTCTAGCAAAACTGATTTTGATAAAATACCAGAAAAAGCGGAACAGGATGTTGAAGAGGTGGTGGATGAAAAGGGTAACATTAAAAGAGGCGAAAAAAATGGTAACTTGTCAACAAAGTTTATCGGGTCTAATAGCACTACTGACCAAGCGGCCGCAACAGGGTTTAGAATGATGGGTATGTACGGCATCGCTGGTACAGTGCAAGCACCAAAAAGATTTTGGGGTGAAGCTAATATGAGTAAATCACTTGGATATGATGATACCCTAGGAGATGATGAGTCATATAAAGAAGCATATAAACATTTTACGAAAAAATTGGGATTATCAGACGAGGAAGCTAAAGAAAGATTATCCGCTATGGGTTACATCCCTGGGGAAAAGGAATTAGTTAGATTAGTTGAGAATCCTAAAAAGTTTATGGAAGATTATATTCAAACAGCTTTGGACAGAAAAAACACAAATAATGATGTTCTTAAAAAAGATAATGAAAAGAAGGAATTGAACCCATTAGTTCAAAAACAACTTAATTCATTAAAAAGCACTATTGAGGACAATAATCTTGACTTAGATCAAATTTTAGATTACCTTAAAAATGAACAGTAAATTACAATCAAACGTATATACAATACCCCCAAATGTATTGAATCAAATTAGACACGCTGTAACGGGTTTAAATGATACAAATTCAAAGGGTAAAAAACGTGCGGAAAAATTACTTTCAGACGGTAAGGTGACTTATGGTCAATTAAAGAGAATTATCCATGATTTAAAAACAATGGATAAGGTAAATGAAAAATCCACATATAACCTTTATGGTGGGGACGTTATGGAAAAGTGGGCAAGTACCTTTTTAAACGGAGAAAGAGATTTGGTTAGAGATAAAAAAGATGCTAGTGCAAACATTAATAATAACACTGGTCTACAACGTAAAAATGCCCATTTAAAAACACATACAAAAAAACCTCAAGGAATTAATTTAGGTATTAAAAGTAATTCAGAGAAATCAGTTGCTAGTGCTTTGTTTGAGGAAATAAACAGAATGAAAAAAATCATAAATTATTAATATGGCGACACAATTAGAAATTATTGCCGAACAACAAAGAAAAGAACATTTAGCTAGAAACCCTTATGATCAAAATGGTGCATACAACAGGGAACATCCAAATGCTGTTTCAGATGGTGACGAAAAAGGTAAAAATGAAATCGGTAGTTCAAAAGACATTATAGAAAGAAAACAATTAGTGGGGAAAAACTCATATAATGAAAATAACTCGTATAATTCCGGAAACATTAATGCTTTATCTGATGGTGATGAAAAAGGTAAAGGTCAAATTGGTAGCAATGGTAGTGTCGGTACTTTAACAGATATCAATGAAAGAGAAAAACTATTAGCTAAAAATGGTTATAATGAAAATCGATTTTATAGCACAGTAAACAGAAATGCGTTATCTGATGGTGATGAAAAAGGTAAAGGTGAGTTTGATGGTAAAGTTGGTTCGTCAACCGATATCAACGAAAGAAAAACGTTAACCGGTAAAAATCGATACGGTAATCAAAACCAATATAATAGTACAAATCCCGATGCTATTTCTGATGGTGATGAATTTGGTAAGGGTGAAAATAATGGTCGTGTAGGTTCATTAACAGATATCAAGGAAAGAACTAGTGGTATCGCTAGAAATGCTTACGGAGAAACTAAAAGATACCCAGATTTTTAATATGACACTTGAAGAATATTTTTCAGAGATAATAGAAGAACAAGTTAAACAGGGTTATGAAAATAGTTCAATTCTTAAAACGACTAAAACTAGACCGATTGTAAAAGCTATTATCACAAGAAATCCAATCACATTTTATTATAGTGGACCTAGAAAACCTAAAAAAAATAGTGTTAAAGCTGGATATCGCGTAAAAGCTGAAGCCGTTGCTTTAGGGTTAAATAAAAAAGGTAATCTAGTTTTACGTGCATATATCAATCCTCCATCAGTTTCTAAAAAAGGATTTAAAAATCCGGACGGCACACCAAATCATAGATGGAGAACGTTTATGTTAGCTAGAATGTCATCTGTTCAAATTCAAACTAACGAGTTTTTTGATGAACCTAGACCACTCTATAATGGCGGTGGTGATGACGCTTTAATGAGTATTACTTATGTTACAACTGATTTTAGTCAAAAATTGAATAGACCTAAAACTAAAATTAACATAGAGCCGTTACAAAAGGTTGATAAAGAAAAGAAACCAACAAAAACCGTTACAGTTACAAAACAAACAAGAAATTTCGACAAAGAAATAGGAACACTTCAGGATGATCTGGCAAATATCCAAAACGATATGGTGTTAAATAATAATGAATATAAAAAAGTGAAAGGTACCGGTACTCCAGATGAAGAAAAATACCTTAATATTTTAAAAGATTTAACCGATAAGAAAAAAGAAGTTACAAAAAGTATCGATTCTTTAGTAGATGACATATCAAAAGCAATTGTTGATAAAGAAACCGCAAAAGCTAAAGAGTTTATGAGAAAGAATGCAAATAAAAAACCTGAGCCAGAAATCATATTACCAACGGCTATTGGTAAACCACCTAAAAAACCAGTACAAAGTAAAAAGGTAGAACCCGAGCCAGAGCAGCCAGAAACACAAGAAAAACCAAAACTACCAGAAATACCTAAAACCAATAAACCAGAAGAAGCCCCAGAAGATAATGAGGATTTAAATGAAGGTGTTTTAGGTAGAATAAAAAAACTATTTAATAAAATGGAGTATCTTTAACTTTATTTTAATTAAATAATAAAATATATTTATAACATTATGGGAAACGGAGCAATTACATCAAACGACTTAATGCAAAAATTAGTTAATGCAAAAAAAGTAATGAATAAGGTTGATGGTGGTAACTTTGAAAGAGGTCACATCAATGAAAATATATTAAGATCATCACCAGAAGACGTACAGTCAATGGATACACCAGCGCCGACTAGAAGAGCGAATCCATCAAATGATCCCGATTTAATTAATAAGTCGAAATTACCTGATAATATAAAAAAAGCTATGATTGAGAACCCAATACCACAAATTTCACTTTCAGAAACTTTGGATATGGATTTCGTAAACAAAGCGAAAAACCTAATGAGAGAAGAAGGTGTTATTTCATCTAAACCTACAGGTCAAAGACAACCCCAAGCATCAACTTCAAATGTTGATATAAATTCAATTGCTACATTAATTGAAAATACAGTTAGAAAGGTTATGGACGAAAAGTTAAACCAATTATTAGCTGCACATCAAACTAGTACTATTAACGAAAACTTAGTATTAAAGGTTGGTGATTCAATTTTTAAAGGTAAAATCACAGGGGTAAATAAAGCAAAATAACTTTCCTTTTTTATTTTAATTTCTTATCATAGACATACAAGTAATATAAAATGTCTAAAATAAGAGTATTAGCAATTCCTTCAGACGCCCATGGCGTAGGTAAGTACAGGGTACTAGACCCGTACAGATTCATTGGTTCCAATTACGGCGAAGAATTCCATGTCGATATTGTCATGGACGTAGCAGATGATGATAAAATATTTGAGAACTATGATATAGTTGTTTTACATAGTTTTATCCACAAAAGCACTTACGAAAGAAATTTAGAAAGAATCGCTTGGTTAAAAGCTAAAGGTATTAAGGTCATTGTCGATATTGATGACTATTGGTTAGTAGACCAAAGACATCCAGCATATCATCAAATTGTTTCAACTAAATTACCAGAAAAAAAAGTTCAATTATTAAAAGCGGCGGATTATGTTACAACAACAACTCCTTTATTTGCTCAGGTGATTAAAGAAAGGTTAGGATTAAAAAACATCCACATTTTTCCAAACGCCGTTGATGATACAGAACCTCAATTCCAACCAAAATCAACTAAATCTGAATTAATCCGTTTTGGATGGCTTGGTGGGTCCTCACATTTGCATGATTTAGAATTGATGCGTGGTAATATATCAAGTATTCATAATTCACATAAGGGTAAGGTTCAATTTGTTCTGTGTGGTTTTGATACTAGAGGAAGTGTAACTGAAATTGATAAGAATACTGGTCAAAAAAGGGTTAGGGACATTAAACCAGAAGAAACTGTTTGGAAAGTATATGAAGATATTTTCACAGATAAATATAAAACTTTAGATCCAGAATACATAAAGTATCTTTTACAATATAAGGAAGGTGATTACGATGATGTAAATCAACCATATAGAAGAAGATGGACAAAAAATATTAGCACTTACGCATCTAATTACAACAATTTTGATGTATCTTTGACTCCATTGGTAGATTCATTTTTTAATGGGTGTAAATCACAACTCAAAGTTATTGAGGCGGGATTCCATAAAAAAGCGGTAATTGCTAGTGAAACTAATCCATATTCGCTTGATTTAAAATCAGCGGTAAGTAATGGGGAATTTACTGACGGTAATGCGTTATTAGTTTCACAGAACAAAAACCACAAACAATGGGCGCAACATATGAAACGATTAATTGACAATCCAAATATGATTGAAGATTTAGGTAATCGTTTATATGAAACCGTTAAAGACAAATATTCGTTAAAAAAAGTTTGCCAAGATAGAGTTCAATTTCTTAAATCAATTAAATAAAACAAACAATTATGTACTACTTAGTAACTATCGGTTATGAAACCGAACAAATGGACAGAGAAGGTAACCCACGTGTTAAAAAAGTCAAATACGTGTTACAAGCCGAATCAGTGGAAGAAGCAACTATTGTTGCTGCGAATTATCGCGCTGGCGATATTAGAGGTAGCGAAAGTTTAAGCGTCGCTAAAATGCCAATCGAATGTGTAATCGATGAAAAAAATACACCAGAATATTATAAAAAGTAAAAATTATGGATAGGGACGATTTAGAAAAATTTATCGAGAAACTTCAAGAATACGAAGAAACGCTTCAAAGCGATGAAAACGTTGGTGAGGACTATTTTAAAGACATTGATGAAACATTGGCTGGAATAAGTAATTTAATCCTCAATGAGCAACAAACAGAATTTAATAAACTCACACTTAAATTTGTAAATAATTCTAAAAACCCTGACCCTACATTTGCTAACGAAGGTGATAGTGGATTTGATTTAAGAGCAAACCTCGAAGAACCAATTACACTATTACCTTTTAAGCGTTTTTTAGTACCTACGGGGCTTCATTTTCAGATGGAAAAGGGTTTTGAAGTACAAGTTAGACCACGCAGCGGTTTGGCGGTTAAAAACGGGATTACAGTGTTAAATACCCCTGGAACTGTGGATAGTCATTACAGGGGTGAAGTTAAAGTGCCACTTATTAATTTGGGAGAAGAACCATTTGTTATAAATAATGGTGACAGGATAGCACAAGGTGTTTTGTGTCCTGTTTTTGGGGAAGGTAAGGTTTATTTAGAATCAACTGAATCTTTAAATGAAACCACTAGAGGTGCTGGTGGTTTTGGTTCAAGTGGAATTCTATGATATTTATAAACAAATAATAATTGAAATTTAAAACTAAAAATTTTGGCATTAAAACCGAAAAGTAGAAGAGAATCAACAAATACTGTTGTTTTAGTTGAAGAGAAAAAAACACCACATAAACAAAGAATCCGAGAGATTATTAAAAAACCAAAAGAAAAGTTTTTAACAAGGAATCAAGAAATATATTGGGACATTTTAGGTGATAATCAAATCACATTATGTTTTGGTCCTGCTGGAGTCGGTAAATCATATATTGCAATGAAAAGAGCAGTTGATTTATTATATGATGATTCCAACAAATACGAAAAAATTATTATTGTTAGACCGGCCGTTGAAGCCGAAGAGAAATTAGGTTCTTTACCTGGTGGTTTAGAAGAAAAACTAGATCCATACATTTACCCATCATATTATTTGTTAAACAAAATAATTGGTAAGGATGCTAGAGAAAAACTAAAAGATGAAGGTTATATTGAAGTTGCAGCGTTAGCTTATATGCGCGGATGGAACGTTGACAACACCATTTTAGTTTTTGAAGAAGCACAAAATGCTACACCTTCACAAATCAAATTATTGTTAACACGTATCGGTTACAACTCAAAGTTTTTTCTTTCTGGTGACTTAGAACAATCTGACAAATTTAAAGATAAAACAAAGTCAGGTCTTTATGACGCAAAGAAAAGATTAGGTGATGTTAAAGGTATTGGAGTTTTTGAATTTGGTATGGAGGATATTGTTAGAAACCCCATCATTTCTGAAATTTTAAATAGATACGAATAGCATTTACTTTAAATAATGTAGGGACTATATTTGGTATATGAATGTTTATATATCAATTGATGGTGTCTTACGTAATTTTGTAAGCCGGTTCCATTATCACTACGAGCAAGCGTATGTTGACGTAGAAAATCCCGATGAATCTTTCGAGTATAAAGTTATTGAGCCAATAGCTAATGACAGTTTAATGAATTGTTTTACTTTTCAATCAAAAGAAGAGTATGATTTTTTCAGGTATATAGAATATCCTATGGAGTTGTATGGTCATTCACCAGTTAGTTATAATGGTGCAATAAATGACTTAAATAAGTACATACACGAAAATCCCACACATAACGTAACCTTGGTCGGTTTAGATGAATTTGGTAAATCTAGACCAGCAACATTCTTTTTCTTATCTAGAAATGGTTGCATGGTTAATAATGTCAAATTTATAACATCTGATAACATTTCAAAAGAATGGGAAAATGTCGACATATGGATTAGTGATAACAAACAAATAATGGAATCCTGTCCAGAGGGTAAGGAGTTCCAATTGTTCGAAACAAAGTATAACCAACACTTTACTTATGACAAAAAAATAAATAAATTGATTGAAGGTCAAGCACCTATAACTTTTGATGAAAATAAATTAATAGAAAATAATTAGAATGGGAGAAATTTTTGGGAAGAATTACTATCTAGATTTAGATGCTGCGGTTGCGGTTTGTAAAACTGGTGATAATATTCAAGATGAGGATGGAAAAGATATTGTAGAGATAAATGTCTTTAAATACGAAATGGTAAAAATGGCGATTGATAGAATCCTTGGCGAGATTGACGAAGTCGATGAAGAAATGGGTGTCTTTGGTCAAAAAAATACATCAATATCATTTAGGTTAGCATTTAACACATTAATAAAATACGGAATAATAATCGAAGACAATGAGTGAAAAATTAAAAAACATCGAAAAATTAGAAGATGCTTTAAGTAGATTAGATAACAACCAAAGTGTTGTTTATTTTTTATGTTACGACACAAAAGGCAACGCAAGAGCCGCAGTAAAACATATATACGATTTAGCGCTAATTACAAAACAAAACGGATTCAATAGTAAAATACTAGTTGAAGATAAAAACTATCCAAGTGTCAGTAGTTGGTTAGGTGATAGATATAACGATCTTGAAGTCGTTTCAATTAAAGATGATAAAATTGAAATTAAAATTGACGACATGATAGTTGTGCCAGAATATTATTCTAATGTTTTACAGCAATTATCTAATATTCGTTGTATTAAGGTAATGTTAGTACAGCAAAAAGAATATATTTTTGAAACATTATCTATTGGTAGTAAGTGGGCTGAATTTGGTTTTGATAAAGCAATCGCAACCACCGCAGCGTCTAAGGAATATATTAAAAAATATTTTCCAGAAACTTTGGTTTACCTATTACCACCAATCATTGATGATATTTTTAGTGAAAGTAAAAAACCATTAAAACCATATATCGCCATTTCAAGTAGAGATAGATTACAACACAGAAAACTAATTTCAGAATTCTACTTGAAATACCCACAATTAAGATGGGTAACATTTAGAGACATGGTTCAAATGTCCTATGATGAATTTGCTGAATCGTTAAAAGAATGTTTTGTATCTGTTTGGATTGATGATGAAAGTACGTTTGGAACTTTCCCTTTAGAATCTATGAAATGTGGTGTACCGGTAATTGGTAAAATACCAACAACGGAACCTGATTGGTTAGGTGAGAATGGTATGTGGACATATGACATCAATAAAGTAGTCGATTTATTGGGTACATATTGTTTAGCTTGGTTAGAGGGTGTTGAAATCGGAGACGATGTTAAAGAAAAAATGAAAGAAACCTTAACCCCATATAATAAAGAAATAACTGCACAAAATACTGTTTCAATCTTTAATTCATTAAGAAATAAAAGAAAAGAATCAATTACTACTGCACTAGATAAATTAAAAGTAGAAGAAGAAATATGAAAAATATAACAATTTTAGTTCCAGTACATAAGTTAGACAATGATTATGATAAGATGCTAGAAAACGCATTAGATTCTGTCAAAGAATTTCATAACGATGTTAAAGTTAAAATTATTTGTCCTGAAAAATTAAATAAAAAAATTAAAGAATTCAATTTTGGTCAAAAATTAGAGGTTGAGGTTATTTATAACACATCAAAAGAAACCGATTTTTGTAGTCAAATAAACTTGGGCATCGATGCTTGTGATACTGAATGGTTTTCAATTTTAGAAGTTGACGACGAGTATCAAAAACCTTGGTTAAAAAGTATGAATGAATACGTAACCGAATATCCAGATGTTGATGTTTTTTTAACCATCGTTAAAGACATTGATCCGGAAGGTGAATTTGCTAGTTTCACAAACGAATCTGTCTGGGCTTACGGATTTTCAGATAAGCAAGGCGTTTTAGATAATGAGGTTTTATTAGAATATCAAAACTATCAAACGAGCGGTGGTTTATATAGAACTAGTGTTATTAAAAATAACGGATCATTTAAAAGTAATATTAAACTGACTTTTTCATATGAATTATTGTTACGTTTAACAAATAACGGTGTAAATGTTATGAGTGTTCCTAAAATTGGTTACAGACACGTTAATTTAAGAGAAGATTCTTTATTTTGGAATTATAAAAATGATGAAAAAGAAAAATTGACGGAAAAAGAAGTTAAATTCTGGTTAGAAACGGCTAAAAAAGAATTTTTTTATAAAAATAAGCGCGAAATAAACTATGTAGATTAAAAAAATGCCTAGAAAACGTACCCAAAAAATTTATTTTGGGGAGGATCAAGAAAAGGCAGTAGTTAATTACTTAGAAAGTACTGACGAAGCAGAAAGAAACAAGATATTCAATGAATATTTAAGAGAACCTCTCATCACGATGGTGGAAAGCATCATCAGAAGATATAAATTGTATAGAAAAGATTATGAATTCAGTGATTTACATACTGATACAATGTCTTTTTTAATTACAAAAATGAACAAATTTGATCACACCAAAAACCATAAAGCGTATTCTTATTTTGGAACTATATGTAAGAACTACCTTATGGGGGCTATTCAAAAGGATACTAAAGACCAAAACAGAAGTGTATCCTATGAGGATATTTCTTCCGATATTGAGGAAAGATCTGACTTGGCTTATTATATTGACGAAGACCAAATTGACTACCGAGATATCATTATTAAATTCACAATAGAATTAGACAAATTTGTTGAAACTGAAAATCTAACAGACAACGAAAGAAAACTAGGTTACGCTTTGTTAGAAATCTTCAACAATTTTGACAAAATATTCCAAGTTGGGGAAGGTAATAAATTCAACAAAAACTTAATTTTATTGTCATTACGTGAAATGACATCACTATCTACTAAAGAAATTAGAATATCCCTAAAAAGATACCGAACACTTTATGAAGGAATTTTAGGTGGGTTTTTGGATTAAAATCTATTTATTAGTATGAGAACGATAAGAAAAAACATAGCATTAGAAACTGACTCAGCTTTAGCACTAATGCAGGAAATCTATAACGATATTGTAGAACAAAAAAATACAGCCACACTGATAATGAAAAAGATGCTATCATTTATGAAAGAATCTGAGGATATGTCAGTTATTGGACCAGTTATTAAAGAACAGCAAAAGATATTAAACGAGTGTACTGAAAAGAAAATATCACTTGTAAAAATACAAACTAACCTTATTCAAAAAGGTGCTAGTGACAGTAACAAATTTTCACCTGGTAAATTAACGTTAAGTGATGAAGATAGGGAAATCCTAGACAAATTAGTCAATGAAGACGATAAGGATAAAAGCGGCGAAAAATACTCATTATAATGGCTGATTTAAAAAAATTAAGGAGTGATGCTAAAGGTAAGTTTGCTGCGTTAACCACAATTGTGGAGAAAAAAGACGGGTTAAAAAATCTAACCAAAAAACTTGACGACGATGCCAAAGAGTTAAGTAAAAACGTTGGTAAAAAAGCACAGGATTTTGCCGACAAAGCAAAACAAAAAATACCTAATTTTAATAATGTATTTGAAAACCTAATAGGTGACCTTAATAAAATTTTAAAAACAGAACCTGTAAAAGGTGAGAGTAAGATTCGAAAATACACTAGAGAATCGGTTAACGAAACGACTAAACAAATAAAACAAGTTGTAATTGATAATGTTAAAGCTGTTTTATTCGCAAATGATAATGATTTTGGTTGTGGTTCAGGTTCTAAAATGCCAATGGACGCATTAAGTATAAAACCAAGTGAATTTGATTTTTTAGGTACTTTAAAAATGGACCCAGCATCAACAATGGGTAATTTAGTTTACGAAGATACCACATCTAGGAATAAAACAAAAATGAATAAAGACCTATATCAAAGTTTTGATAGCGGTACTAATTACACATTTACTAGTAATTCAGGTAATGATTTATTTACAATGGATTGGGATAGTGGAAGTCAACAATATAATTTAAGTGGATTACAAGGAGCCGGTATTACAACAATAGACCAATTTATAACACAATATTATGAAACAATCGAATTCCCCCAACCAAGTGATATTCTAAAAAATAGTGTATCAATGTTATTAGCTGGTGATGGCTCACAACCAAAAGAATTCGATATTAATATGAATAATTTAAATCGAATATTACAAAAAATAACTTGTGCCTGCGGTAAACCTAAAAAAGATGATGAATTACAACAAAATCCAAAAGACCAGTTTAATGAAGATGATGTTGATGAGCAAATGTTTTTTGACACAGACGATTTGGATGGTATTGATTTAGATGATGAGGCACTGAGATTCAAAAGAGTTTTGAGGTTTACTGATTGTAATAACTTTGAAGTTCCAGTTAATCCAAATCATATTGAGGATTTTTCATTACTATCCAAGAAAAACACATTAGATGCTTATAATTCAATATTAAATAAAATGGCAAAAGATGCGTATAATGCGTCAGGCGGTTCAATTCCAATTGATAATTTACGCATATCAATGAATCTTATGTCAATTTTTAATCTACCAAAAGCATTGTTAGGTTCAATATTTTCGGCTAAAATATTTTTACCGTTAGTGATATTATGGAAAACACTTAAAGCCGGAGTTTCGTCAGCATTTGTTAGTGCTAAACAATTAGTTAAAAATTTCTACAAATTATTTTATAACATTTTACAAGATTTGTTTTTTAAATTTATAACAATATTTTGGACTAAAGTTAAACCAGAACTAATTGCTTTAATTATTTCATTGGTCCCAAAAATTTTTAAAACATCAAAAGAAAAATATCTTAAAGTGATTAAAAGTTTACTCGCTTTCTTAAAATACGCGATACCATTTATTGGTATATCAAGTTGTGCTGAATTATATGAACAACTTTTAAAATTAATTGATTTACTTAGAGTTGGTATTAGTCAAAAGGTGCCTAGCTTAATGTTACAATTAGCAAAACTACGACCAGGATTTAGTGTCGATAGAGCATTAATTGAGGTTGCTCAAGGTTTAGAGAGTAGGGGTATAACCACTGGCGATTTCTTTGAACCTGGAGATAACAATTTACTAGCCACATTAGAAGAAACACTTAAAGGTTGGCATAGTGAAATGAATACTAACTCATTTGTTCAAATTAGTTTAGACGCCACATCAATACCAGTCGCACCAGCAGGTGGTGCGGCACTAATAACACCATTGGTTAGAGGAACCGGTTTAATGTCGTAATTAAATGGAAAAAGATAAAGTAATTGAAATAGCTAATGATGTGAAAAATCATTCAAATTCATCACTTATTGATGCTAGAAATTTTTTAATTGATGAATTTGAAAAAACAAAAAAATTAATAATTGACTTAACTCGACATATGGAAGGTGTGGAAGATTTATATAACGAAGTTAATAACGAAATAGGTAAAAGAATAAAATGAAAATAATTGATGTTGGTACGGTTATAGATATTTTAGATCCACAAGGAATTGGTAGAATACGCTATTTTTCTTTTGATGATAATATTGCTACAAAACAAAGAGCATATACTGGTCCTGCTTGGGATAAAAACGACCCAACTGTTGCATTACCTTTTTTACCGACACATATTAATATCATTCCAGAAGTTAAAGGTGCTGTTAAAATTATAAAACACATTGCAGAATCTGATGGTTTAACAAACCAAGAATATATCCCAGGACCATTTACAACTTCACACGATTTTCCATCACAATCATTTAGTAGTCAATTAACGTATACATCTTATGGTGTTGGTAGTATCCCTAAACCAGATATCAAAAGTTTTAGCGGGTCTAAATTATCTTTTGAGGACAATTACGTTGAAGCCAAATCCGTTGGTACAATGGCTAAATTAGGCGATATAGCTATAAACGGTAATTATGGTTCAGATTTATTATTAACTGAAGGCGGAGCTCAATTACGTGCGGGAAAATTTATATCTAAAGAAACAAAAAGTAAAACAATAAAAGAAAAATTAAGCATATATCCCTACCGCGGTAGAAAAGAAGCTAAATTATCTTTAAAGAAATATCCATATACTGCTGAATTATTCACTGAAACAACATTTGTGGATAAAATAAGTCGAATGGATTTAAAGCACATTGTAGAATACGATTTAAACGATTTTGAATCTCCTACAGGTGTAACAATGACAATTTACGAGGTTATTACTGGTGAAGGTGACAAATATAAAACAGATATCTTTAATCAGGAAACAACTAATTTTGGTGCAAATATTAAATTAATTTATCAAGATGAGATTGAAGTCGATTCAATAGAAGAGGCGTATGCTGAAGTAAGAACATTTATTGCTAATTTAGATAATGAAAAAATGAATGTGATATCATCAACCCTGCCAAATAAAACCGCACATCCATTTTATTTTAGACCAGTTGTTTCACCAAACTCATTAGTTAGAAGAGAAACCCCAACAAATTTAGGTAAATCAAATAAGGTTAAATTTCTTGAAAATATAGTTGTTAAACCTAGAAAAAATTACGGATTGTTTTTTGATGAAACATCTGCCGATCCTGTAATTTCAAAACTTAAAAAGACAAATCAATACGTTAGAAATAAAAACATTGTTTATGATGCTAAGGGTAAAATTTTAAGAGAAGATTATATAGAACAATCCATTGGTTCTGTTATGGCGGATAAATTTTTTATTCTTTCAACTGAAACAAATGGTGGTAGTGGTAAAAGTGTAGATTTCCCTAATTTAAACAAATATGAACTTGACCAATTTGATTATATTGAAAGAATTGAACCAAATACTTGGTCATCAGTTAGGGGCGAAAAATTAATTGAAATACTTGAATTAATGGTTGAAATGTTATTAGAACATAGGCACGGGATAGGTACCACCCCTGCATGGCCACAAGCCCTAAAAGATAAAATTAGGGACCTTAAAACTAAAATGCCAAATGACATGGTTAATAAATCAATTAGAATCAACTAATTCGATATTTATTAAATAAAAAGATGTCATATTTTCGTTCATACTTTGAAAAAAACAACACTATAATAAAAAATTCTCAGATTAACACGGCTAAAAACCCTAATACTGAGATATTTTATGGTTCCGGATTCTCAAAATTTATTTTTAAAGTCGATTTAACAGATTTAAAAGCAAAAGTTGATGGCGGGGACTACGTTGTTAATGGTAACACAAAACATTACCTTAAAATGACAAACACCATTTTTGGTGATGAAGCGTTTTTGGGGCAAAAAAGAGGTTCTGGTAGAGAAAGAGCCACCTCTTTTGATTTAATCATTTTTAAAATAACCGAATATTGGGATGAGGGTGTTGGTTTCGATTACGAACAAGTATATGATTTCACGTCTGGGAACGAAACATTCGACGAGAGACCGTCTAACTGGTTTAATAGAACTACTTTAGATTCTTGGTCTTCTGAAGGTGTTTATAGCACATCTCCAACGGTTATTGGAACCATTAGCATGGATAATGGTGATGAGAATTTAGATGTCGATATAACTGACTATGTTAATAGCATAGTGGTTAGCGGAAACACCAATCATGGTCTTGGTATAGCATTTAGTGTTTTATATCAAGATTTATCCCCAGCAATCGACCAATCTGTTTCATTTTTTACAAAATACACACAAACCTTTTTTGAACCATTCGTTGAAACCGTATTTGACGATAGAATTGATGATAATAGAGATAACTTTATCGCTGAGGTAAATCAAAATCTTTATTTATACGTAACTAAAGGTTCAAATTACTACGATTTAGATAGTTTACCTACGGTTGATATCTTAGATTATAATAATGCTGTTATTTCGGGTTTAGGTAACCTTACAACGACGAAAATACGCAAAGGGATATACAAGGTCACCTTTGGTCTTTCGGGGCTTCTATGCGACGGGAAACGCTTTTATTTTGATAAATGGAAAGGTTTGTCTATAGACGGCGTATCAATCGATAATCTTACTCAAAAATTTGTACCTAAGCCATATACTTCGTTATACACTATTGGCGCTAATCCGGTTGAATTACAGAGATATGTTATCCAATTTTTCGGGTTACAATTAAACGAAAAAATAAAATCTGGTGAAAATAGAAAGGTGGTTGTGACGTTTAGATCCTTAGATTATCCAAAATCAGTACTATTTGACGAGGTTTATTATAGAATATTTGTTAAAGAGGGTAAAACCCAGGTTAATGTATTTGAATGGACTCAGCTAGATAAAACCAATGAAAATTCATTCTTTTTAGACACTTCAATAATGATTCCTAGAGAATACTGGGTTGAAATAAAGGGTAAAACGCATAATGAGGAAATCTTCTATAAGGATTTAATAAAATTTGAAATTGTTTCAGAAAGATAAAAATATTTAAAATGAACCTTAAAGAACTTATTAGAAAATGTATTATTGAAACACAAGAAGAACGCATCACTGAAAGTGGTGAATCAGCGTTACCCCTTTTTGTTCTTAGTGGTGGGGTTAATCAAGATGTAAAAGAAGTTCACATAGCGTCTGAAGATACTATAAAAGAATTATTTAGTTTTGTGGGTGATGGTGTTAACGAAGTATACTACGAAGATGGTGAACTTATCATTGATTTTTGGGAAGACGCAAGGGGTAATATTAGCTGGAAAGATTATGCTCGGTTAGAAAAATACATGGAACAAATAAGTAATTACTATATGGATGAAGGAATATCTGAAATTATAACCGGATGGAATATTAACACAGTTCGTAGACAAATTAATATATCTTTTTCTGAGGATGATTACGATGTATCCTTCTAATTAACTAAATATTTATAAAAATGAACATCAACGAACTTATTAAAAAATGTATCAAAGAAGCTCAAGAAGAGCATATTTCAGAAACTGGTACATATATGGTATTGAGTAATTTAACTCAAATAAAGAACGATATTGAAATAATCTTATCATTTAAACACCACCCCGATTTCCCAAAATTAGTTACGGGAGAACACGCATGGGCCGGTGATCACATCACAACATCGAAAGATGATATTGAAGAAGTTGCAAATTTCATAGAAAGTTATATGGAACAAAAAAACCTAACCGAATCAGAAAAAGATTTATCTGAAAATGGTGAAATAGACGAAAGTAAAAACTGCCCCACCGACCCAGCAAAATGGTCGGCGTCTAAGGCGGCGGCTAAAAGAAAATTTGACGTTTATCCTTCAGCATACGCTAATGGTTGGGCTGCCAAAAACTATAAAGCAAAAGGTGGTGGTTGGAAAAAATGTAAATAGATGAACTTACAAGAGAACATACATAGGATTAGACAAATGATGATTTCTGAGGAGATGGTACAATCTGATGCTTGGAAATCTATAGAGAAAACATTGGACGTTCTTAAAAAGAAGAAAAAAGTTTTATTATTAAGTTGTTCTAATAGACATAATTGGGATAAAAACGATATTGATATACCAAAATCTAAAATGATTGCGATGTATCTTAATGATGAATTGGGTGATAAATCAACATTGATAGACGTTTCAGAATTAAACATAGTTCCTTGTGAGGGTAATGTATCAAGAAAAGACGGTAATAGTTGTGGTTTATTAAAATCAAAACTTAAGGATAAAGATAAAAATCCAACCGGTCACCATAGATGTTGGGCTAGTATAAACAACCCCAAAGATGAACTTTGGAAAATAAGTAAAGAACTATTTGAGTCAGATGCGGTTGTATTTCTAAGTTCCGTTAGATGGGGACAAACAAATATGTTTTATCAAAATCTAATTGAACGTTTAACTTGGATAGAAAACAGACACACGGCGTTAGGTGAATCCAATTTAGTTAAAGATATTGAAACTGGATTTATATGTACTGGACAGAATTTTAACGGTGTAAATGTGAATGATTTACAAAAGAAAATCCATGAATTTTATGGTTTTAAAATAAATGACGATTTATATTGGAATTGGCAATATACTAAAGATATAAATGACGAATCATTAAAATCATATAAAAATTCACATAAAAAATTTATAAAAGATACCAAATTATAATATGAAAATCGTTATAACCGAAAATCAAAAAAATAAAATTATGAATAGTAGTAATTGGAAGGAAGTAAGTGGTAAACTAGCTAAGACATTTTATTTTAAAAATTATAAAGAGGTGATGTCATTTGCGAATGAGGTTATGAAAATTGCTGACAAACAGAATCATCACCCAGATATGACGGTTCATTATGATAATGTAAAGTTATCCATCACAGACCACGAAAAGGGTAAGATAACCGATAAGTGCCATAAATTTGTTAATGAGGTAGATAAAATTAAATAATATGAAATTTATAGTATCTAAAGAAGATAAAGAATATATTGAAGAATCTTTAAAATCAGGAGAGGTCTTGCAAGAAGACCTTAGAAGATGGTTTAAAGAAAAGTGGGTAGACGTTAGTAAAAAGGTAGACGGTAAACACCCGCCTTGTGGTCGAAAAGACGCTGATGGGAAATCCTATCCAAAATGTAGACCTTCTAAAAAAGTGTCTAAAGAAACCCCAAAAGTTGCTTCATCTTATGATAAAAAAGAAAAAAAAGCAATGACATCACAAAAAAGAAGAGCCGAAAAAGAGGACCCAAAAGTCGGTAAAGGAAATAAACCAACTATGGTCAAGTTTGATGAACAAAGTAGTGTCGATGAAAGAAGTAGAAGTTTTGCTTTTACAAGAAAAAAAAGATTGTTTAGTCAACCAGAAAGAATGTCCAATCCTCTTAGATATAAAGAAATGGATAGATTATCTGAAAGTGTGAAAAAAAGAACAATTATTCAAATATCGGAAGAACAATTTAAAAGATTATTTGAATATAATGAAGAAACTCCAGTTTTAATATATGAAGATGAAGATGGTTCGGTACAAATGACCAACTATGTTATTGATAATATGTTAAATGAAGCCGAATATCAAGGACGTAAAGTTCAGCTAGGTAAGATAATGCAGGGCGATATTAAAAAATTTAAAGTGTACGTTAAGAACGATAAAGGTAAAGTCGTTAAGGTAAACTTTGGTTTTGGCGGTAAATCCGCTAAAGGAAAAAGAATGGTTATTAAGAAGAATAACCCAGCAAGACGTAAATCATTCAGAGCAAGACACAATTGTGCAAATCCAGGACCGCGTTGGAAACCAAGATATTGGGCTTGTAGAACTTGGTAATTAAATTAATTTTTGTTTTGACCAATACCACAACCTATTATCTGAATATCTATTTAAACATTTAGCATCTTTCTTTTCCACTAATTTACCTATTTGCACTAAATCAGAATGGCTTCGGATATCAATACCAACATTAAAGCCACCATCACATTTCTCATATGTGGTATTATTCATAGGGGGTTCATACTTACCCTCATCATCTAATTTTAACATTTTAATCATTTCGTCCTTTTTCATTTTACACTCAATACTTCTTGTGTAAATCATTTTTTCAAGGACATCCAATCTTAATTTGCTGTAATCAACTTCTGACATAAGTCAAATATACGTAATTTCTATAAAATAAAAAACCCCCGTATTTCTACGAGGGCTTTTATATACTACATTAAGAATACTATCTTAAAGTTCCCATGTCAAATGTTTGGATACCTTTTACAGAGATTACACCATAGTAACGGTTGTTAACCATTTTCTTTGCGTATCTTGTCATGATACCTTTGATAGGTGTCATGTTGAAAGGATTATACATTGTTGGAGTTAATTGTAAAGGCACATATGGTGCGTAGATATAACCAGCATCCAATAATGACTTACCTTTGTGACCAATCAAGATTTTGTCAGCAGGGAAGTAAGGGTCACGATACACTTGGTAACGGCCAGCTAAAGTACCTACTTTTTCAATACCCATGTTGTATTGGTCTTGCTCTGGATGAGCGTTTGATACGTGGAAATATTCTAAATCATCGAATACAGCAGAAACTTCTGAAGAAACTACAATCCAGTTTGCACCACCACGTAAAGTTGTTTTATGGATTTGAGCCGATAATTGGTTAATCTTTGTGATTAACGTTTGGTTCCAATCCTTTTGAGTGTAACCTTGTAAAGTTGCTCCTGATGAACCAC